AACTCTTCCTCCTGTAAACGAAGAACCTGTTAAGTTATATTCTACAGAAGAACTTGCTCCTGCACTAACCCAAGAACCACCTGTAGTAGTACCTCCTGTTACCACTTGCCAATTAAAGTTAGCAGCTGTATTACCTATTGCAGAAAGAGCTGTTGCTACAGCTATACCATCCAATCTTGTTGATTTTAATCTTATAGAAACTATAGGATAAAATGTACCTGCTGTTGCCAATGTTTTAGGAGAAGTTATTGGTGTACCTACAGCTTGTTGTGCTCCACGAAGTTCGTATCCTCCTTCAGATAGTATAGTGGAACATATTTGTTTCAATGTACTTGCTCCACTTGTAGCACCTGTATTTGTTATTTCATATCTTAAGGGTAAAGAAGCTGTTGTAATGTAGGTAGATGTGATTAAGTTAGCATGATTAAACTTATGACAAACATAATAATTACCATTTATAACAAAACCCATTCTAACTGTTCCCACACCTAACCACTCAAGGTCCATAAATAAGATTTGAGCTTTTGTAAGATCAAGTGTAATTCCACTTGGACCAGAACCATTCATTTTATCTACATTCCAATTTGCTTGTGCAACAGGTGTGTTTACTAATGAACCAGATACAGAAGTTCTTTCAACAAAACTAACTGTAGTGCCATCTTGTTCTAAATAATATCCATTAGCTGTTCCATAATATCCCACTCTTTGTCTAAGATTTGTTTTAGCAGGACTCATTACAAAAGTGTTCAATACAAGAAGACTCTTGCCTGGTTGATATGAAAATACTTTAATAGTTTCTCTAACTACCTCAGAACCTGAAGTTGCTGTCACTGCAAGATCAATTAATCCCTGACTAGCATTAAATGTAGCTGTACCACTTGTAGCAACAGCTGTTGACCACAAATTATTATCTGCAAATCTATGACTAGAGTCAAACAATGTAAAGGGTGTACTAACTCTCAACCTACCAAATGCATCTATATTGGGAGAATTGCTATACGAAATAGCTGGACTTATTATACTATATCCTGAATATGATTGTGCCATATATTAACTTATTTCAGTACCCCAAACTTGAAATGATAAACTAGCATTTCCAGAGTAAACTCTTATTTTATCTGTTGTTGCAAGTGTTACACCTATTGTTGCAATAAATGTATCATTACCTGCTAATGTAACATCATAGTAAAGATAATCTTTATTTGCTGTAGAACCACCTGCTTGTGATATAGATATTCTAAATGTTGTTTGTGTAGCTCCTCTATTACATATAGATAATGAACTACACACAGTAGAAGTAGCAGCAGGAACAGTATATAAATCTGTTTCTGTTGTAGCTAATGGACTTACTTGTCCTAATATTTTATATACGTTAGCCATAATAGTTGTTTATGCACCCATTAACATAAAATGTTGTTCAAACCCTGTAGTACCGCCACCACTTCCTGTTGGTATTGCTTGTGTAGATAATATACCTGTATTACTTGCAACAACCATTCTTGTACCAAGACCAGATAAATTACTCATTGTAATAATACCTGATAGTGTTTTATCACCTGCAATCGTTTGCGTACCTGTACTAATAACACCTCTTGCTGTTGCTGATGCATTAGGAAGATTAAATGTATGAACACTACCTGAAGAAGTTATACTAAAATCAGTACCTGTAGTAGATGTAGCAAAAGTTTGAGTACTAACGGATAAACCATTTAAAGATAGTAAACCACCACCTATACCTGATACATCTAAGTTAATAGTGACATCACCTGTACCAGAGTCTACACCAGTAGATGTAATAGATACTCCAGTACCTGCAATAATTTTTCTTATTACTGCTTGTGTAGGAGTGGTTGTATTAAGATCATATCTTATAATAGAACCACCTAAAATATCTGTTGCACCATTTATTAACTGTTCAATCATGTCTTATACTATGTTTTTCCACCACATCCAACCTAAGAGTCTGACAATGTAGTATCTTAAGTAGTTATCAAATTTATTATTATTAGTAATATTTAACCAAAACAACATTTCATTATCCACTTGTTTTCTATTTAAACTATGTTTGTCTTGATGTACATATAGATAATCATGTATAAGAAAAGCTATAAGTCCATCATTAAAAGGTCTTATTATACTCCACAACCACTTAGGTACAGTTGCCATATCATATACAAAACCTCTAGGAATATTGATAATGTCACCGGTACTAAGCTGTACCGTGAGGGGTTGAATGATCATCCAATACTTACTGCTTACATTTGAATAGACATAAGACTGTATGATTAGAAGATCAGTCATAAGTTTCCGTATGACATTATCTTTAGTAATCATTATGGTACTATGTTTACTGCACCATTATTATTCCATAAATCCCCCGATGCTAATCCTGTGGTGGATGTGGGGAGGGAAGACATGCGAACTTTTCCTGTTGTTTTTAATGCTCCTGCACTTGCTGCTGTTCCACTAGTACCATCAACCTCTAAACGATAACCGATATCTGTATAAGTGCCACCGTTTTTGAGTAAGACATTACCAGTATCACCAAAAAGTCTAAATCTCTCCGTTTGTGAAGTTGTTGATGTTATTCTAAAGTGTGCAGTTGATGTGTTGTTGTATAGAATTACGTTAAAACCATTAGCACCACTTGATGTAAATGCTACTAAATTTCTTTGGCTTGTTCCAACCCAACTTGATCCAAATATTTCTAATGCTCCATATTCTCCAGCAACATCATTTTTAATAACAATAGCAGATTCCCCAGTTGAACTTGTATTTGTTACTTTTAAATTAACGGCACCACTTGAACCAACTGATTTGCTTATTTCTAAATCAGTCGTAGGACTTGCTGTCCCAATACCAATATATCCTGTATCACCTTTTACTATTAATCTTGTTGCGGAGGTCTGCAAAGTTGTTCCAGTGGTAATTTTTGTAGATGTGGTCAATATCACATCACCAGGAGTACCTGTACCCCTACCTCTACCACCTGCAAGAATTAAAGATCCTCCAGATATATTATTGAAAAAAGCCAAATTTGCACCTCCACCCGCTATTGTAGCAGCAGATGGATCATAAACAACCTCAGAACCATGTATTGTATAATCAGGTCTAGTTAATAAACCAGTACCTCCATTACCAAACCACACATCAAAAATCTTTGTGTCGTCACTACCAAACATTACGACATTACTTAAAGAATCTGGGATTGTATCATTTCGGTAATCTCCTATAGCAGTTAATGGATTTTTCCATATAAAAGAATTACTAATTGTTTTATTAGTCCCAGAATTAGCACTAAGGCTACCTGTCCAAAATCCAGAACTTCCATTTTGCAAAATTGTTGATTTAGTAATAGTTGCACTAGTGGCTGATATTCCATATCCAAAACTTCTTCCTATTACTAAAGAATCTGTATAGTATATCGTTCCAGTAGGATATCCAAAACCAGAACCAATAGTTGTGGAATTATTCATTACAGTATAACCTTGACCACCAGTTATATCTCCTATTGCAATGTTTATATTAGTCCAAGTTGCGGTATGGTAGTCAAGGTTACCAAAAATATAGTTAGTACCAGTACCCATTGTAAGCTCAGAAACATAATCACTATTATATAATGATGTGAAGTATAAACCTTTTGCTATAGCACTCTTCCTGTTAAATGTCAGTTGCCTACCTGAGAAGTTAGCTCCCCATACAACACCTGCATTTGTAATTCCACCAAGAGAACCGATATTATATACAGAAACACCTCCTGTATCTAAAGTTTGCGGAGCAAATGAACCTGTACTTGTTGGTGTCAAATTTGTATCCGTAAAAGATATACCACCGTAAAAAGAATAAAAAGCAGTGTATGTCCCTGATACGGTGCCTCTGTAAATTCTAAAATTCTTAAAACTACCAATATAAATATTAGTAATAGCAACAGATCCTGTTGTTACTCCAGCTCCAATCACTGCTGAATACTCATTAGAACATCCTGCTTGATGACCATTGTTATCAAGTGCTACTATACGATAATAGTATGTTCCCGTAGTGAGTGTACCACCTGTTGCGTTACCAGTAACTGTAGCTGTAATTGCTAAAGTAAAAACATTACCTACACCTAATGCTGTACTAACACCACTAGTACTTGAAACTGATACTAGACCTGTAATATCATTATAAGTCCCATTTGGTGTATTCAAAACAAGTTTATCACTTGCACCATTTCCTAAACTGAGAACATGATAAGCCCCTGATCTAAAGTACACACCTGTTTCATTTTGTTCAATACTTGACCAAAAGTTACCAGTAAATCCACCACCTCCGCCAACAGCTCCTGGATTTCCTGCAGGTCTTAAGATTATCTTAGTACCATAGTTGCCATTTTTTATAAACTGAATGACACCATCTATCTCAGGATTAAGAGTATTGTTAGCAGCACCATAACCAAAACTACTTCCAAACACAACATTCATCCCTGATGTACGTAAATCAATTGTATTAACACCCGTAAAAGAACCTGCAGTGTAAGTTGTGTTTAAATCAAGTGCTATTAGTTTGTCATTATTATGACTTGCTACAAGTGTGTTAGCAAAGTTTATACCTTTAACATCTACGCCACCAGCAGCCAAAACTGATGCAGATGCTGCAGTGTGTATTATAGAGGTTGGAACTATGTTTATACCAAAGCGGTTGCTACTATTAAATACAAATTGAGTGTCATTTCCTGAATTAGCTCTTATGATAATTTCAGTACTGTTCGGTTTTTTAATTCCCCAGGTAAAATCTGTACGACCATTAAACAATAAGAAGGCATCATTTTGTAATGCTAAAACATTAAACTCACCAAGGTCAGTTGTAGTAGTTTTATTGGAAGTGCCAAATTGAATAGCTCCGTTAACATCTAGTTTAATTGTATTAGTGGGTACAGATGAATACCCTATATAAGTACCACCACTTGTACTATTTAGTAGTACATTACCTCTTACAGTTTCAAGAGCAGTAAGTACCCCAGCATTTGTAGTAATATTAAAATCAATAACCAATGCTTTACTATTACCAGCTTGTGTACCTGTATTAACAGGCATTAAAAGCTTTAATAGCGTTGTAGTAAAGGCACCACTGTTTATTGTCGGGTTACTTGTAGTAAACAAAAACCTAGTTTGATCAGTACCATAACCTAGTGAACTATTAGTAGTAAATGTTAACTCATTAGCATAAATAGTCTTGCTAGCTGAGGTTGTTCCAACAAATGCAAGATAATCATACAAGAACAAAGCTCCGTTAAACTGAGTTCTAGTATTTACAATGAACTGGGTTGAACTTGTAGCTCCCGCAAGAGTTAATGTATTACCAGACATTGTCACTGTCCTGTTTCCTGTAAGTGTACCATCCAAGTTATAGATGTTATACACCGCCCCTACCTCTGTCCATGTAGACGTAGTGGAATTGTAGTAGTACACCTTCTTGGTAGTGGTGTTGTAATACATCTGCCCATCTACAGCAGATGTAGGGGCAGTATCTAGTTTATGTAATACAGGACTTATCAGTTCATTCTGATCTAAGTCAATATTATGTAGGTACTTGTTTGTAGGCATAATTAAGATAGATAAGCGTATCCTGAAACGGGTTTACTAAAGCTAAGTACAAGAGTAGAAGTAGTAGAACTATTAATAGTTCCTATTATATTAGCACCTGTATTATCCACAGTATATACATTTGGAACAAAACCAAGAGAGTGATTAATTGTCCATATAGCTGAAGGTGTTGTTTGATTAAATGTATACTGTGAACCTGAAGATGATGTATTGTTAATAGTTACAGCAGGATTAAGATTAATCCTTGTAACACAACCAGCTGTATTCACATCAATTATATTTTGATTTTGACTCACTCCATAATTATAACTAAGTCCTAAATTAGAAGAAGAACTTGCACATGATTTTAAATAAGTGTATTGATTATTAACAAAAACTGAAGAATCAATTGATGTGTATGTAACTGGCAACCATCCCCAGTAGTTTATTGAAGATTGTGTAAGAGCTTCATTATCAGCATTAGATTGCCAATCAATAATCTCCTTACGCATAATGCTTAAATCAAGATTAGTCATATTGTTTTTATAATAATTAATTCCGTATTTCATTTTACGAAACTCATTATAAACATCATTAGCGAATATCTTGAAATATCTGGATTTATCTTTAAGGAGATTTTTCATAGTTTTTAACTTGGGTTTTGAAGTTGTTTCTCGTAAATAGCAATACAGTTATTACATACTGAAGCACCATCTGAAGCTGTTTGTCTTTGACATCCACAAGTGATAGTTGCTCCGCAATTAGGACATGTTTGCATTTTATTTGGTTTTATTGGTTAACAAGATTCTGTATACTTAATAAGTTTACTTTGAGCATATATTAATAGCTCCAACCCTTGTTCTGGTTGATGTGCGTATTCCACTTTAGCTTTTGCTGCATCTATAAAACTTTTAATAAGTCTTAGTTCTTTTAGTTGTTCTTTTAAATCAGCATCAGGTTCACAAGCAGCTAATTCTAATGAAGAAAGAGCGTTATAGTATATATTAAGTGTTTGTGTTATACGAAGATATTGATATTCTATATATACTTTATCATTAGGTGCAACTGAATATCTAACAGTAAATATACCATCAGGTATAGTATTACAATAAGAACCACAACCAGTATTTTGAATACCTAATGTACACGCATTTAATACTAAATTAAATTGAGGTAACACTTCTATATTAACAGGAGTATTAAAACCAGGACTGGTTATTTGTAACAAACCACAATTTGTACCAAGATCTTCAGCGTATAAACTTGTATCAAACACCCTAAGTACACTAATATTATTAGTATCTGGTAATTCTAAACTTAGTTGATGTTTATTTGCCATTTATATAAACTTTGTAGAGTTAAAAAAATAAGAGAAAGTCTTCAATAATAATATACAAAATTATGAACACCTTACCAAAAACAAAAAGGGAGGGGACGTTATTGTCCACCTCCCTATATTTGATTTGTTAAGAATTAATTAGTAACCAGTCTCAAGAACTACAGAACCTGCACCTTGTACACTATTAGCAGCTGTAACTATTGGAGTAGTTAAGTTAGCATCAGTAGCAGTACCAGCTGGAACAACTATTTGATTAACATATTGATCAGTATCAAACAATCCACTAGGATTATTAAATCTAGGAACACTATGAACAATCAATACTTGATCATAATAAGCAGAACGGGTTATATTGTTAAACACTGGATTTTGCTCTATTTCCCTCATCCTAAAACTTTCTACACGAGAACTATCAGGAAAAGCTTCTTGACGATACCTACCATCTAATATCAAATCACGCATAATTCCTTCACCAAGACCAATAGGACTTTGAGGTGCTTGAACTTGTTCAGCGTGAGTACCTAAATAAGGTGCAGCAACACTAATAGCAGTAGTAATAGCTGGTATTGCAGTTGGAGCAGTATAACTAGGAGTACCAGTTTCATCTACCACAGAAGCTTGAACTTGGAGAGGTTCAACACCATAGTAATCTAAAGGAGTGAAAGTTGCATTACCAAATACAGTGTCATAGTAAGCAGCACTGATTTCTAAATGAGGTTCTTGACTTGAAGTATAATTAAACCCAGTAGCAGATGGAACATCTGAAACATTATGAGCAGTAAGTGCAACACCTGTTGAAACAGTTGTACCAGGAATAAATACAGTATTTATTGCTTGATCTGTGGTAGAAACCTCATCCCAAAAATATAAAGTACCATTACCAATTGTAGGAGGTAAACCTTGAGGAGGATAAGTAATAGTAATACTAGTACTAGCTGCTACAGCAGTAATAAAAGAATTAGCAGGGATACCAGTTGCTGAGTTTTGTGTAACTTTTCTCCCAACTGTTGCACCAGTAGTATTAGCAATTAAGAGTGTAGCAGTTGTTGTAGTTGGTGTTCCAGAACCAGTTATAGATCCAGTACTACCTGCACCATACTTATACACACGAGCTTGAAGAAGACTAGAAGTAAGAGGATTACTATTAATTTGATCTTTCCAAGACAAAAATGCATATATAGGATCTTTTACATAAGTAGGATTACTTACATTTGCAGGGGTGTAATAATCTAATGTACGATACAACTGATGATTCAAATACCTAAGAGCAGGAGCACCCTTAGCATCTATACGAAGACGATAAGTTGTTTCTAAAGCAAGTCCTGGTGCATTCGTACCACTAGCTGTTTTTATTTTTACAACATGGCTTCTAGCACCTTTAGCAGCAATTCTAATTACACGAGTTATGTACCTAGGATTAATCATCTTAGATTTAACACTCTCTTGATAACCACCATGTACACCAATTTTATCAGCAGAAGTAACAGCACTAGATGTCTTATACCAAGAACCCATTGCAAGATAAAAAGGAGCACCTAAACTAAGAGTTGCACCATTACCTACACTAACTGCAGTAGGAGAATACATAAAACTATAACCTGTACCACTTGCTACTGAAGCAGTAGTGCCTCCTTGAAATATACCAAGTTGACCAGGAAGAAGTGTAGAAGAAGTAATGGTATTAGCAGCACACTGCAGAACGCTAGAAGTAATACCATTAGTATTACTAATGAAAAATGTCTTTTTGTAAGCATTAGGAAAATACATAAAATAAAAAATTTAAAAGGTTATATAATAATATACAAAAAATTATTTAAGAAACAAAAGTTTATATTTAATACTATTAATTGTAGACTTTACATTGTCTAAATCATTTACTATTTCACTATAAGGCATAGAAGATTGGAGTGTTGTTACCATTTCTTTAATATCTCTTAAATAAGATATTGCTTCATCTACTGATGATAATGATCTTGTTACTCCATCTTGAAATACTAATAGTTTTTCTGCTGCACCTTGAAAAGCTTCTGCTAAATCATCTGCATGATCTGGTAGAGCATCATATAGTTCATTTAAAGCTTTGTGAGAAGCAAAAGAACCTAAACCTGTAACTCTAAGATGTAACTTATGAAAACTATTTCTAGCATTCATCAACTCTGTTACACATGCTGCTGTTTTACTTTCAAGAGAACTACTACCACCAGTTGAGGGGTATGACATAGGTCTTGATATTTTTTGGATTGCCATAGTTAACTATTTCTTTGTGAATTTTGAATTTCTCTTTGATATTGTGTGATACTTTCTATATCTCCAGCTAAAATACCAGCAGCTTCATCTATAATAACTTCAACCAGATCATCTTTAAGTTCTGAAATAACATTTGCTTTATAAGTAACACCTGTTTCTGGACTAACACAACCTAGGAATTCTACATTTCTAGGTTTTCTATAGTATATTAAATTTATATCATGAACAACAAAACTGTTGTTTGTATATATCCTTAACTTGTCTCCCATTACAGTACAAAATGTTTCTGCCCACTCAAACGATGGTGATTTAAAACTATCTGAAAGCATTATATCCACGTTTGCTTCTTCAACTTGATATACAGAAAAAGGTCTTTTAGGACAACAATCTGATTGACCATTTATACTCACTCTTACAAAGTGTAGATAATCTGCAGGTATTTGTTTAGTTTCTACAAATTTATCTTTAGTATAAGCTTCAAGTTCTTTTTGTACTAAAAGCATTTGAATATCATCTACTGCATTTATAGTTTGTTCAGGACCTTCTTTTCTAGCATTAGTACCATGTAATTGTCTTCTCACCCATTCAATTTGAGCTTTGTTAAATGCTTCTTGTATCATCCAACACTCAATATTATCATAGTCAAAAGACGCTAGTTTATTTAGTCTTTGTTTTATCTTTATCTGTAGTAGATTGTTATTCATAATTTTATTGATTCCAATATTTTTCTACTTTTTTTGTAAGATTAATTAAGATTTCTTCATTGAGAGGATTTCTTAAATATTCTGCTACATCAGCTTGTGTTCTACCTAACACTGTTACACTTTCCATATGGTATATAAAACCATCAGCTTTTGTTGCAACAAACTTATAATAAGCACTATCTTTTACAATAGATTTTATTTTTAAACTTTCCATATCAAGATTCACAGTATCAAGAAATCTTTGAGCAGATTTTCTCTTGTCTTTTTCAATCAAATCACCATTGATAAATTTATCCATGTTATCATATATAATGTCATTAGGTGTTGACTTTTTATATTGTGCTGAATTTGGATCAAGCAATTTTGCAACATAGAACAACTTATTCTGGTTCTTATCAAATAACTTCTGTAGTTCTGAAAGAGCTTTATTTCTAAGTTTTTTAACTTCAGTGTGCACACTTGCAGTTTCTTCAAGTTTATCTAAGTAAAACTTAGGAGCAAGTGTCATCTTTCTAGCATCTTCTAAACTTTTAGCAACTATAGAAAACCCACCTGCTTCAATTGCATATAATTTAATCAAATCATATGGATCTTTATCAGGTTCTAAAAACACAGGTTCATTTCCACATCTAATTTTAATCTTATCCCAAAACTCAGAATTATCTGGTTTTAAAAGTTTTACCTTGTTCCAAAATTCTTTGTCATTAGGATCTACTATATTAGCTGCAAGTTCTTTTTCAAGTTGAGTTACAACAGCTCTTATTTGTTTAACTTTTGCTTCTTGTTCTTCAACAGTAAGATCTTTAAGATCTGGTGAATATTCATTAAGACCTGTCAAATAACGCTTAATCCCATTAATTTCTAAACACGCTAATTGTTCTTCATGAAAAGCACCATCAAACAACGAAAGACCATATTTCTCAAGACCCATGTTATCACCTAAAGAATTAAAATAAGGTCTAATAGCAATACTTGATTTTTTGTTTTGAGGATACTTTTCTACAATAGTTACACTACTCATTTGTTTGGTTTTTTGGTTTTGTGAACTTTGAACCTGTTAGGAGTTGCAAACTCCCTAGATGATCAATCTAGTATGCATACAACAGGTGAGCCAGGGATACTATCCAGGGCGGGGGATTTATATAAAAGACTTGGACGAGTGAGGGTGTTTTATCCAACTATGTTGGTGACTGCTATCCTTTCCAAGTACTGTTACTAATAATTAGCAGCCTCTTTTGCCACCTTTTTTTCCACCTTTGATTTTCATAGTTAATTAGTTTTAGAACTATCTTGTGCTTTGTAACCTAATATTGCTGTAAAAGTAGCAATAAGAATAGAAATCCAATCTGTATTACCTGCTTCAAGTTGTGTTTTAACAACCATTAATGCAGCAACTATAAGTCCAATAACTGTTGTAACAGGAGAAGGTCCTAAAAGCTTAGATATAAGTGATTTAAACATATTGTTTGTTTTTATATTTTATATAACATATCAACAAATCTTAGGGGATTATTAGTCCCCTAAGATTGCGATACTATAAGTTAGAATGATCCACCAGTGATAGGGTTCCTCATAACTATTTTCAACACTTTGGTTGGGTCTTTAACCCAGATTGCTGGCATAGTTTGAGTCATGTATACACGGTAACCGTTGAAGTTTCCACTAGATTGGAAACCTTGAGTACGTCCCATGTAATCCATTGTACCATTTTGATAGAACCATTTCAATTGATTATCCCAAGACAATTTCAACAAGAAGATGTTGTCATTGGTGTTCTCGGTGATATCAAAGATAATAAAGTTGTAAGAAGACAGAGGGAAACCATCTATAATAGGATTCTCTACGTCATTAGTATGTACATTATCAAATGCAGGATTGAGAACAAACTTAACGTTAGCCAAGAACGGGATAACATATTGAGTGTAAGCAAATCCAAAGTTAAGATCCATACCCTTACCAGAGATAGCTCCTACTTCTGATGCATTGATAACAAGACCACTATTAACTGCTTCTTTCTTAATTGCTTCGTTAACAAGTTTCATACCACCAAGACCTGTTTGTACAACAAGTGAACGCTTGGGATCTGGACCTTGGAACTCCACTTTACCATTGAAGAAGTTGAAGATTTCAGACTTAAACAAATCCAAGTTGAAAGAAGTTTTGTTGTAGATACGCTTGAAAGAGTTATCAAGTTGTTTCCAAAGACCTACAGACAAACGAATATCATCTGGACCATCTTGTTTAATCTTACCACCTTGTCCCCACATGAGATAGTTCTCAATGTCATTAGCAATCTTAGTAAGATGTGCTGCTTCAAGAGTGGTGAGGAAAGAACGACTAAGTTGTCCTGATTGGTAAGCTTTTTTAACATAATCAGTACCCATCTTTTGAGCCATAGTCTCAAGACTAGTAACTGAAGGGTCCATAGATTTATCAAAGTTTCTCCACAGTTCAATAACAGGTACTGCACCATCTGCTTTCATACCACCTTTCATCATCAAATCAGCACGACTAGATATAGAATAGTGTACGTGAGCTTCTGCACCACCTACGTAGTTGTAGAATTCACGGAAACCAGAAGAAACATTACCAATATCAGAGAAACGCTCACCATATTCACCACGAGCAGAACCTTTGCGGAAGTACTTAGTACCAACACGAAGATAAAGGTTATTCAAGGTGGCAGCAGAGTTACTATTTACAATTTGTACAGTGTAAATAAAACCATCACCAGCAGGAATAATTTCATCCATAGGAGAGATGTACAATTCAACACCGTTGTATTTGTCATAAGTGATGATATCACCATGACCAAAAGAACGTTTGTTGAATTTGATTTTGAATTGAGTACCATCAATACCTTTGTTAGTGGTGGTGGTATCAATATCTTCAACAATGTAAGGCAGATCTTGTGTAATAGGAATTTGCCATTTGTACTCTCCACGAGCGTTGTCTACTGGTATGATGTTTTTACCACCAAAAGAAGACATTTGATAAAGAGGCATTTCTACCTTTTGTACCATAGCCCAAAGATCTACAGGACCCAAATCTGTGGGTTCTGCACTTTTCAGCAAGTTAGAAAGGTGATAAGAATCTACGTGAGAAGAAGTTTGATAAGTGGTATCACGTAGAAAAATACCATTATTTAAAACTGGTGTAGGCATAAAGCTTTGAGTTTTTAAGGGTTAGAATTAAAATATAAATTGTTTAATTATCGTTTAAATATATTAGTAGGTCTTGTAATCTTACGACTTCTTGGTTCTTCTTCTTCATAAGTAGAACTAATCTTTCGTGCTTGTTCAGTTTTTAGTTGTTTTACTGTTTGTTCTACTGCTTGATTTTTACCTTGTTTCATCAAACTTTGACGATATTCGTTTGGATTTGATAATAACCAAAGTGCTTCAGCAATCAATGAATAATCAGGTTCAACAAACTGATACTTTTCTAAAAGATGACCCAATTGATTTGTAGGACGACCACTTATTGAAGGATAAGCGTATTGTGTTAATCCTGAATACAATTGAGCTTGTGTTCTTTTATCAAGTTTTAAACCATTTATTTCTGCTGGTTTAAGAGCTTCAAACACATTTTGTATATAGTTTTCAGCTGCTTCTTGTTGTTGGAGTTGTAATGCTTCTTGTTTTTCAATTTTTGCTTGTACAATTTTCTCTTGCATATTGTCTAACAGTGGTTTATACTGTTTAGCTTTTTTACCAAGAGAATTTAGGTCTTTCCATGTTTCAATATCTTCATCTATTGTTTCAGGTGGAAATCCCTTTGCTTGCATATATTGTCTAACAATGAATTCTTGATCATTAGGATCTTCTGCATCCATTTCTCTAACTTGTTCAACTTGTGCAAGAGCTTGAAACAATCCCTTTAAATCTTGACCACCATCTGCTACATATTTTGCAGCATATTGTAGTTCTTGAGGAAGTGATGAAAAAAACTCTTGAGGAGTTTTAGAAGCCACTTCATTTTTTAGATTATCTACATTTGCTTGCCAGAGTTCTTCAACATCTTTCTCTGTAAGACCAGCAAGATAATCATCAAGAGATTGCTTTTTTTCATCGTAATCATCAAATGCAAACATCTCATTTGACTCAATACGTTTTTTTAAGAACTCCACTAAACCTGATTTTTCTGTTTTAGGTCTACCAGGTTTATTTAGAACATCTTCGTTGTCATCATCAATGTCATTGATAATTTCATTTAAAACTTGTGATGTTCCACGTGAAACATTTTGTTCTTCCTCTTCTTCATCATCTTGATCTAAAAAGTTTAAATCTGTTTTAGTAGATGAAAAAATATTAGGTTTGTTTTTACCATCATTGGTACTATCAGAAGTGGGTGTAATTAGATTATCAACTCCTGGTGCACCTGCAAATAGACTATCTAAATCTATATCTACTTGCTGTACTGATGTCTGTACATTGGTTTGATTATCAGCCATAAATATGTGGTTTTTTAGTGTATCTCTTCATAATTAATATACAACTTAAACTCTATAAATTTAAAACAGCGTTTTAAAAGTGTGGATTATAGAGCTATAACTATTTTTTATTTTTCTTAGAATTACCAACATCATACTTGTTTTTGTTCTCTTTTGCTATTTGCAGTTGTTTATCTGCAATTTCACGTTGAGTTTGTAGACGTTGTTGTTCTATATTGAGTTTCTTCTCACCTTGGTCTTTCTGAATCATGGTAGACTCACGCTTTAAATTCATTTGATCTTGATAACGTTGTTCTTCTCTTATATTAGCCATTGCGTCTATATAATCAGACTGTTGATTCTTATTTACATCACCAAGTGAACCATAACCTGCAGCTCTTATTTCAGCAACAATAATTTCGTTTTGACGATTTTTATCTGCTTCTTCTGCTCTAAACTGCAAATCCATTTGTTTTTGTTTTTCTTGACTTGCAATCATCTCTTGTTGCAGTTGTTGTTGTTGCTGCATTTCAGCTTCTTTTTGTTCTTTTACTTTATTTTCAGCATACTTAAGAACACTAGTAAGTTCAGCAATAGACTCTGATTTAATTACATTACCAAGATCATAAATAGAAGCACCTGTTGTATTGTTATTTAGAGCAAGTTGTTTAAGTTGCTCCATTACAGCACGTGAGTTAGTCTTAGTAGTACAGAATATATTTAAATCTCTTAATAATAAATCTGTACCATTTATTTCAAAATTTACTTTTTCATCAGCTCCACTAACGTATTGTAATCTTACAGAAGGTTTCTTACTATGATAGTATTGAGCTAAGTCTGTACGCATTTGGTGTACTCTTGGCATCAAGTTATCACTGTGTTGTATAAAATATTGTTCTGTTTGTGCATATGATGCGTTCATAGCTTGTTCTACACCAGTGGCAGTTTGTTGAGCCACTGTAGCACCCATACGTTGTGGGTTTAAACCTACCACTTCAAACGCTTGATTCTTAAAATATGCTGCTAGGTTTATACGAGATAGAAGACGATTTGTTTGTTCTAAGTTCAACACTTGGTAATGTTGAAAGTTTAGAGCGTTCTCTGTGTTAGTAATAGATGTATCTAAAGGTAGCATTTGGAAGTTCTTCATTGCTACATATGCTTTAGCTAAGTTGTTCTTACCCCAATCTTCACCAAGTGAATGTCTAGGTAGAGCATTTTGATCTAACATAATCACAGTACCTAGTTCATCCACTAGAATATCTGCAATTTGGTTATTAACTATATTATATCCAATCTGATAGGGTTTTTGTAAATCAACCAACGATACACTTCTAGTGTTTCTATCACTGAATACACAACCTTCTACAGGTAGTTTACAACCGTATAAAGAGTTATCTCCTTTAAACTGGAAAGGTATTTTACCAGGTTTACCACCATGTAATCCTAAATACATAGGGTTTATACCACCAGGGTTATTCATACCCCAAAACGCAGGACGATTAGGTCCTATCTTAACACCACCCCAAACTTCGTTAATCCAAATCCATTCTATATGTTCGCCAAATATTAAGTTGTCTTTAGTTTTGTCTTTGTATATACTTGTATCGTAAAAAGGTTTATCTGTCACCTTATAGTCTTCACTTATAATATCTTGTATGATTTCACCTTCTTCAGTTATTTTAGTAAGGTGACCCACTTTACGCTGTGATTTCCAATAGATTGTAGTGACCCTTAACATGTTTGATTTACCAAAATCTTGTAAGTCTTCACTATCTTGAAGTATCATTTGTACAACATCCCCAGTACCATAATATGTATCATACATACTTGTAAACTGACGATATCCCAAACTTGGCATTTGTGTATTCCAATCATGTGATCTTGTAGGATCATAGTAGTTACCATCATTTTGATAACCTTGTACTGCATAACCTGCAGAACGTACAGGATATATTGCTTCAAGACTTTCTAGTTGGTCAATTGTCATCATCCAACCATACTTATCTATTACATCAGATACACTCATCATATCCATCTTACCCACCCAGTTACCTTGAGAGATGTATCTAGTATCAGGAGACTTGTGATAGAAAGTAAGTAATGGATTCCAAAGCTCCACTTCATAATCATCTTCGTTCATTTTAAAATGCCAAAACTCTCTATCTGCTATTAACATATCCCTAAAACCTCTTTCTTCAAGTTCTTGCATTTTAAATCTTTCTTCATCTACTGCCATTTGGTGAGTAGCCCATTGTTCTATCATACTACGATAGTCTTTGTTAAAGAAAGATTCTATTTCAGGTAGTTTCTTAAGAGCATCAACTTGTGTAGCTTGTTGTAATTCTTCACTATCCATTGCTACACCTTGTAGCATCATCTGCATTGCTATTTTTTGTTTAGCATCTTCCAACAATACTTCTTCTACTAACCTACGTTTTTCTTCTAACATCTCGTTGTAAGAAATATCATCTACAGCACGAAACATTATTCTTGAAGAACGCTTACTAAATTCGTTACATAAAACATTAATAACATTAGGTATAATGGGATAAAACTTTAATTCAAATGCAGATAAATCTTCTTTAGTAAGTTTATCTATCAAATCAGCCATCTCATTATCTTCCTCTGCTATATAATCTGTTTTGTCTATTATACCTTTTGCAAGTTTATAATTTTTAGAGAGTCTACGAGCGTTTCTTCTAAGTTGTTTCATACCTTGAAACTCTAACCAGTCAAGGTTCCAAGCTCTCCACTCATCATCTTTTTCTTTCTCAGGTAGAAATTGGACGGGTTGGACCAATGTACCCATCTTATTATATTCGGTCTTTTTACCTGATTTAAGATCTAGAGCATTATATATTTGCATGATTATTAATTATTTAAGTCTAAATCAGCTGTAAAAGTTCTAGCTGATCCAGTCAAAGTATTTGAAGTAGTAAATGTGATTGGATTACCATTGATGGTTCCATAAGGTTGAACAGGTACTGTCCATGGTTTTGTAGTTCCAGTTGACCAACCTGGTGTTGAAATAACTGTTGACGCTACCTCTTCTTCTTTTAAAATAAGTAAAGCTTCCTCTAAAGTAAGAGAGCTTTCTTTTATTAAACGAGATAGTATGGCTACTTTTTGAGCATGTAAGGTTACTTCTGCTTCCATTATCTTATATTTTTAAAGGGATTTCTAGGGGGTTGCATAGAATTAGGACCTCTCTTAGAGCTACCCATATGCCTAAAGGGGCTATAATTTAATTTACTAAATTTTTGGGAGTTATCCAAGTTTTGTTCTGTAACTTCTACACGTTTAGACATTCCCCTGTTAGATTGTTGCACTTTTGCAAAAGCTACAAGTGCACAAAAAGATACGAGTCTATCCACGTTTACACCATCTTGGTAAGCTTGCATCTCTTTTAAAAGCATAGGATCTGGTATACGTTCTACACCATATATAGTTTTAACAATTTCACCATCAGGCTTTGTTTCATGATCTAGTTCTTCTTTTAAGAATTGTATACCATAAGACAATATATTACCCTTAAACAACGTTCCTACGTTCTTCCACCCATATTCTTGAAACACATTTCTATTAGCACCAATATCTTTTAAGAACAAAATCATGTCTTTAGGTACTAAATAACGTTGCTTCTTCTTAGATATCATATGTTGTATAAATAAAGCAACATTGTTCTCCACTATAGTCCAGGCGTTATACCACTCTATGAGTAGTTCTAGACGTTCATGAGTTTTGTTTATATCATCAAACCTACCACACCAAGAAGCTACTATCTTATCTCTTTCTATGTGATTCTCCACCTTACCATTACCTTGATCTTTTATAACCTCAACAGGATTTTTATAAATATAAATAGCACATAGTGAATCTGAAGTAGTTGTTTTTCCTTCTCCAACAGGATCGACAGAACCATAATACATACCAAATGGTGGATCTTTTGCAGGTCTTTCATATATACACAACACTCCCTCTTTATCTTCTGTTTTTTTAGATATGGGAAACTCCATTATAGGAATTTTCCTACTAGGTTTGTCTACAATTTTACCTTCTGCATTTCTAGATAGTTCTAAATACTCAACAGGATATTCTTTATCAGAAATACGAGAGAGTTGTTTAGCAATTAAATGAGGAGGGAATACACTCACTTTTCTAGTAGCAAAAGCTTCTTCTATATTTCTAGGTTGCTGTGATACAGTGAGTTGATAGGCATCAGGTGCCATATCTTTCTTCATACGTACAAACTCTATTTCTAGAGCTTCTAGTGCTTTTTGTACAAGAGAGTTACCATATTGATCTATATATGGTGGCATACTCCATTGTTCAGGTATAAACAACCCTGTTATACCAGGAGTACCATCTGTATCTAAAAGATTAGTATTTACACCATAGAAACCATTTTCTTCTGGATGTAATATATACTCTTTCATAGGTTCACATTGGTCTAGGTCACCTACAGAACCTGCTGCTATAAATTGACCTGTAATAATATGACCTGATTTAAGTGCAGGTTTCATAAATCCATAGGTGTCATTCATCTTAGGTGCAATACCTGCTTCTTCATGGAAGAAATACGTAACAGGACCACCTACACCATTTGTAGGATCTTTCTCAAATGAATATGAGTTAATAGTGGACTTGTTTCCTTTATAAGTGTCCCTATTGTTTATTCTCACTTTAATTTGTTGTTGCCAAGCACCCACTTTCTCTGGTTCTGCAGGACGATACCATGCAGTGTGTTCATTAAGAAAGTTCTTATACTCATTGAGAAACTTCCAAGAACCCTTTTCATTGATGTAGTCTTTAAGACTAGCACCTATTTTTAGTACAGAACCATTCTCAAACCAATACTGATTTATGAGTTTTGCCATATGAAAATAAGAACTAGCTATCTGACGTTTCTTAAGTATTATAGCATGTTTCCAATGAAGTTCTGCTAATATCTCATATAATGCCATATGATATTGAGCATCTCTCACCTTTGCAAAGTCAAATCTCTTTTCTTCTTTATCGTAAATAGGGAGAAAGTTCAACCACATATAGTAGTCTCTGGTTATATACCATTGCTTATCACCATTTTTTACTAATATACCTGCTCTACATTTTAACTTTTGATCATCCCAATAAGTAATAAAATCTTTAGTTTTTGTAGGAGCAGCACAATAATAACCCTGTTTTTGAAACTTTCTTCCTTCAGCATTAAACACTAAAGAGTTTTCATCAAACTCATATTCTCCAGGTTCTTTAAATAAGGGTAATAAAAAATCCCGAAACTCTTCACGAGTGTTAAAACTCGTGAGAGTCCAGGAAGAATTCTCATAAGTGGGTACGGTTATAAACGGGCTGCTATTCATTTCCTAGTAGGTATTCTATTTTCTCTGGGTCACCATTTGTTTTTTGGATAATCTCTACAAGAACACTTACTCGTGGACTTTTAAATACTCCTTGAATTTGGTTATCACTCCAATACTGTAGATACTTATCTCTAGGAATAGCATTCCAAAGAGTAGTGTGAGGGTTATAGTGAAAAACCCAATTGTGCAAATGATTTTCACTACCAACTTTGTAAACAGGTTCACTATCCTGATAAGTTTCATTTGTCATATTATTTTTTTTATTTGATTTGTATGGACAATGTCTACAGTTATTACGACAACATCTACCTTTTTCCAAGTGGTATTGTTCTGTAAAAACCCACATACCATTCTCTATATAATAATGTACATTCTCTATAAGTTTTAACGATTTCCTTTTATCCATTGATAAATAGAATTAATTATATTTTGTACAAGATTATCGTGAGACATTTTTTAAAATTAGTAAGGTCCATCTACAATTTGGTGATTTTTTTCAAACTCGTCCCATATAGCTTTGATATTACCATCTGCTTTTAAAACACTATCATATTTGGTTTTTGTAACCCATTTATCGTTGTTGTTTTTAATACCTACAGCATCAGATATAGCAAAATGAATACAAAATCCAACTAGTAATAAGTTTACAGCACCTTGTAAAATTGCATTCTCTTCGTACCATTTTGGTATATAGTTTAAATGCAGAAACAAACCTATCATTAAAAACACAAAGATTGTTCCTAAACAAATAGACAAACCTATTTTGCTTTTATGGTCTTTTCTCCTAGTAGCGATATCTAGTGATTGACCAAACGTAGGAGCAATAGAATAATTCACAACATCTTCTTGTACACGGGTACCATTTTTTAGTACCCAGTCACCTTTAACTGTTTCTTGTTTATGTATAATGTTGTCTGGTGCTTTAGAACAACTTAATACAAGGATGAAAAACATCCATAACATAATTACCTTTTTCATTTTTTTTTGGTTTTTAAATTAAAAAATTAGCTGTAAGGAGAGGACTCGAACCTCTAAACTCTCCGTGGTTCAAAAACCGCTAAGAGAGCACCACTGAGACAAAGTAGCGTGTTTGCCAGTTTCACCACCTTACAGTTTTGTTTATTTAAATGGTACTGCTAGATTTAAGTCTAGTAGTTCCTGGTTGATATGAAACTCAAAGTTAGGTCCATAATATATTTCAGATAAAGCTCTACCAAACGCATCAAGAGATCTACTCTTAATAAGTATGTTAGAACCTAATACTAGTTTGTCCATTACATATTGTTTAGCTTCTAGTGCTTTAAGTCTAACGTCTACATCTTTAGATTTTAGTTCAGGTGTATTTACACCATAAAATCTACAATGTGATGTCCACTTAATTTTAAAACCTAAATCTATTGTAACATCAATAGTGTCTCCATCAACTATTTTGTTAACCACTGCTTCGTAAGTATATAAATTATTGATCATAGTATAACTTTTATAATTAACCTGTTGCTGCTTTTACTGCCCACATAGCTGCTTCTTCATAAGTTGTTTGTGCAAACTCTTTTAATCTGTGAACTTCAGCATCTGGCTTATTAATTAAATCTATTAGATTAATTAATTCTGCAGTTTTTTGTTTAATCTGATCCACAACAGAATCATTATTTGGATTAAACGTGGTTCTTACTCTTTGTTCTCCTTTAGTCATGTAGATGGGTTTTTAAACTATGAATAATTTGCTTAAACAAATAGTCTTTAGACTTTTGTTCTGTAGGTAGTTCTTCGTATGGAAGAAAACAAGGATGTTCTTTTGTGTTAATATTTTTTATAGGACCATATTTCCACCCCTCTTCTTTTTTTTGTTTTAACCATGAGTCATGGCTATGAGAAGGAGTAGCATTAGGATTTTCTAAATGAAACTTAACACCATTAATTGCAGAACTTTTCTGCCAATCAGGTGCTTCTTCCCATGAAGATTGTGAGTTATCTCCAATACTTGTGCAAAATGCAGCGTTTACTTCGTGTGCTACTTTAGCAATTTGTTCTAGTGTCATATATGTTGATTTATTGATCGTATGCCAAATTCTGACCCCCTCTAACAGTGGATTTTTGTTCTTCTTCAAGATCTCTAAGTGTACCCTTAAAAGATTGACGTATTGCTTCAAATTTTGCAGCTGCGTTTACAAGAGCTGTAATATTACCATCTCTACCATGTTCTATTTCTGTGGTTTCCATATATTTAGCGAGTCTGTCTAACATACTTTTAATACCAGCGTATGCTCTATATGTAGGTGTTTCGTAGAGTTTTTTACAAAATGTAATAGCATCTACTATTACATCATCATCTGTAGAAAAATCTGCATCCACTTCTTTAAGAATTAGTTCTTCTTTCTCCACTTCAGGTACATCAAAAAATGGATTTAAGTCTGGATTGGGACAAGTCATATAAAATAAATAAGCAAACACTTTAGAAGACTCATCTCCATAATTGTCTATCACTGCTTTTAATGCTGATAATGTGTAACAATGTTCTGATGGAACCACTTTACCATTATGTATATCAAATAATCTTATCATCTTTTTTCCAATTATTAGGGATGTCTACATCCCAATCGTTACCATTCATAGGATTATCATAAATTCTAATATCATCTGAGTAGTAGTGTTTTATATGTCCACCTTTTAATCTAACTACCCATGTAGTATTTACATTAATCCCATAATCTATTAATAAATAAGCTTCCCCTTCACCGTGTGGTGTATGTACAGGAAGTGGAGACGCAAACTCATGTATCATTAATGCACCTTTAGTTTTTTACGATTGTCTTCTAACCAATGCAATAGAGATATAACTTCTGGTTTTAAATAACTCAATGTATAAGGAACTACATCCTTTACAATTGGGTCACCATTACTATCTAAAGCAGTGATTGGGTTACCAAACTTATCTTCTCCTACAGTTTCAAAATGAATATGATGAATTGTAAGTTGTCCTGGTTTTAGTTTTGGGTTGTGCTTTAAGATCATATACATATACAAACTTAATTGTAATGTATAATGTGTAAGATTACAATCATCTAGGTGACTTAAAGGAGGAAGCATTTTATTTATACTACCATCCCAGTTTTTAAAACCCTCTGTCTTAATCTCTTTGTTAGTTTTATAGTCTGTTATGTGCACCTCACCATTTATCACCTCTACTAAGTCTGATTGACCACATATACCAGATGATTTCAAATAAACAAGATGTTCAGGATAGACACCATCTTCTAGTTTTTGATTAGGAGAGTATTTAATTCCATCAATTTCTATGGGTTTCACTATACTCACTTCTTTGTTTTTCCTACAAATAGTGTTTAGTTCACAATATCCCTTCTCTTGTTTAGTATGATACCAACTACCTAGTGTTGTTGCTCTATTTGCTTCGTTTTTCCATGCGTTTTTTATATCCTCCACCTTCATCCCATACCACTTACTCTTTTTGTTTTTTGAACTCTTCTCTGCTATTATATCTGCTTCAAATGGTTTTTTAAAATTACCTATAAAACTAGTTACGCTTATCCATTCAGTGAGATCTTCTTGGTTAAGACTTACATACTTATGGTTATCTGGCATAAACTTTAATATCATATACCTAATTTCTGATTTAATACTCTTTCTTCCTCTACAGTTAGTTCTGCTAACCATTTATCTTTAGGACAAGAAGAACTAAGACTTCGTGTTTTGAATTCCAAAGAACATCCACAACCCCCTTTGTCTTGATTACAACAAGGACCTGTACCCTTCACCATACAACCATCTCCTATTTCATCATAGAGAGTACAAGTTTTACAAATAGTCATCCTTAAATTGGCAATATGTTCAACATCATCTCTTTTAAAAATGTTATTCTTAATACCCTCAAGTATTGCCCCCTTGTTCTTCCATATCTGTATTATGTTTTCTTTTAGACTCATTGGTTATCTTTTTATGTAGGGATATAAAATCTTTCTTTTGTTTCTCTTCTTCTAGTAGTAACTTCAAAGATGATAACATTTCAATTGATTCTTTTATCTTATACCTATCGTTTAAAACTTCTAACCCTTTCTGATTATTGTTCTCAATTGCTTTATTTAGACTCTCTATTCTCTTCTCTAGTTTCCAGTATTTCAAATTGAAATCACCTAGGTTTTCTATATGTATTTTAGAATGTGTAAGAGATTTGAGGTTTTTTCTTATTTCTTCCCAATAAAAAAACACTACATCTTTTACTAGTTCTTCAGGAAAACCTAAATCACTCGCTATCTGTGGTATCAACTCCTTTGCCTTCTTTGGACGCAACACTTAGAAATTTAAAATCAAGTAATATATTGCCATTTGAATGTATATTCATCTGAGGATGCACTTTGATTTTTTTCTTATTCTTACCTTCCTTCACAACAAGATTTTTCTTAGCTGCCTTTGTTAAACAGTTTCTAACACTTTGAGGTGAGGAAAATATCTTTTTGAAAAACACTTTATCGCAAAAAGAAGTGAGTTCTTGTTCTCCTTCTAATGCTAAGAAAGTGAGACAATCAAGATCTGATTCACTTATTTGCACCTTATATATATAACAATGTGTTAGAATCTGAAACTTGACAATATCCCAAGTCGTCATCATGGTTCTTTTGTCCACTTGGTTTACTAATGCCATCTTAAATTATTTAGTTTTTTATTTCTTTTTAAGAGAACGCTGCTTTGTTTCTTCATTGGTCTTAGACGGGGAAAAAACAGGTTTTTGTACATCGTCTTCTTTAGGGATGATAACTTCATCTCCCACTTTTAACCCTTGTTCAGCAAGTTCTGGGTTAGACCTCATATCTTCTTCTGTAATAGTGTGAGGTATACCACCCTCATAATACTGAGCGTTATCTTCACTAGTATTTTGTTTAGAATTAGTCAATTGTCCCATATAAGCAATTGACTTAAGTTCTTCAAACCTAGCCTTTGCAAGAGAAGTGTTCAACTCTTGTAGTTTTAGTTGGAACTCTTTCACCTCAATTTGCTCTTTAAGAAAAGCAATCACTTCTTCTTTACTTGGTACTTTTTCTTCTGGTTGTTGGTTCATTTTGTTAAGTTTTTAGAGTTGTTGTTTTTTTTCTATTTTGTTTACAAACTCCTTGTATGTTTCTACAAAGTCTTCAAAGTTTGTATCTATTATATAGGTGTCACCATAGTCTGTAAAAATAGTGGTGCAGTTGTAGGTGAGTTCTTCATAATCATCACTGGTTAGTTTCATAGCTGCCACTATATCCATATTAAATGCAAAAGGCATCCACTTACCAAGATCTTTATCCAAACCCATTAGTTCTGATTGTTCAGGATCAATACTATGACAATGGATGTTACATTCATGTACCATTTTTTATTTGTTTTTGGGTGATTTATGATAATCGTTGTACGAAATGTACTTACTTGTGTTTTGAGACTTGACCATTTGTTGTGCTAACAACCTCTCAGCAATACCATCACTAGCGTATACTACGGGGATGTTTATAGGATTACCATATTTATCCTCGTTTTGGATGTAGTGACTATCACTGTTTTCTTCTGCTTTTACTATTTTCTTGTTGGTCATAATAACATTACATTATAATATACTAATAAAGTTTAAACCCTACAAATTTATAATAATATTATAAGATGTACTGTTGTTATTTACACACATACAAAAAACACACCTATAGTATACAAATAGTACACTCTATATAGATGTGTTACAATAAAATGATTGTGAATATTTAGATGTTATACTCGTAATCTAGTATAGCTCCCACTAAGTCAGACCTGTGGTTTTCTTTGAGTTTGATATATTCTATACCCTTGAGCTTCTTAGACATTTCTATAACGTATTTAAGACCATTAATACCATTATCCCTGATATCGGTTTGTTCTAGGTCTCCATTTATTATAATCTTACCTGTCTTACCAAGTCTAGTAAGAATAGCTAACATCTGTGCTTTGGTGAGGTTTTGTGCTTCCTCCACTATAAGTATATCATCTATAGTTTTACCCCTAATAAACTGCACAGGATATGCTTGTACTTTTTGATCTTGTATAAGTTGTGTTATCTTCACCTTATCATAGCACTTGGTGAGGTTTTCCATAAAAGCCTCTAAATAAGGATTAAACTTCTCTGTTAATCCCCCAGGAAGAAACCCCAAAGAATTACCCACCTCTATAGTGGCTCTAGTAACATATATAACATCTATCTGTTTCTTAAAGAGAAAATCTAACGCAGCTTGTGCAGACACTAAAGACTTCCCACACCCAGCTCTACCAGTAATAATAACTATTTGATTTTCCACTATAAGTTTCTTAGCTAACTTCTGCTCATCATTAAGTTGCAATTGATACTTAATATCAGTTTTACGTTCTCTATTTGGTTCCTTCATACTACTAATATACAAATAATCCCCCTAAAAAACAACCCCCCTATTTTACCTTTATATAAACATACCCCCCATATAAAATACCCCCCGTATATAAAATACAGTCTATGTAGTAGGTTGTGATGGGGTATTCAATTTATAACCCCTACTCAGTCTTGGCGTAGAGTGTACCCCCGTACATTCTATTGCAGTTTAATTAACTTAAAAATTAAAAAATGAAACTTGAATTGAAAGTATCGAAGTGTACCTTAAACAACAAGAAAAATGGATACGTACTTTCCCTCCGTACAGAGGGAAAGAAAGTTGAGATTTTTCCTGGAATGTTTAAGGAAACACCAGGTCAATTGTTCTTAATGTCTTTCAAACATCCTATTCCCGAAGGAACGCCCACATCAATTGATTTGGATTTATTCCAAATCAAGGAAGACAAGAGTATTGTGAAGGATAGAATAACTGGCGAGGACATTACCTTGACAAACAAGTGGCTATGGCTCAAGTAGAGCCACTTGTTAATACCACACTGCAGAAATGTAGTGTGGTATTTTTTTAGCTAATTGACTATGTCAGTGCAAGTGACTATGTCAGTATAAAAAGTTTTAAATTTTTAATTAAACAAACGTTATAACTAATTGATAATCAGTTAGTTATGTGTTAATTTGTGTGTGCTAGGTATTCTCAACATCCTATCATCAATTCACAAAAAACACCTAATCTCACTAAAAATAGTGGATTAGATAGCTATATAGTATTAATGCGTCATAACCATCTTCTCAAGGGATGGCAGATGTATATACTCTTGAGTAAGTCCTAAACTTAATTGTTACCAGTAAGCCTTACGTGGAATTATCGCCACAGATGTAAGCATGGTGTTTAGGGTTCTAGTGTTTAATCACAAAAGAGTATATACAACTGAACGCAGAGAGATACTAGTGTATACATAATACAACCAAGCCGTGAAAATCTATCAGTCCTGACCGTCTATGTACGAGGAACCAGAAACAAGTTTTCTGCTATTAGGAATTATGGAGCTGATATCTCCCTGGTTAATGTATTGTGTATACACACCTTTGTTTTTATTAATCACCAAATTCATATAGTATGAATGTATTAGTTGAACATTATGTAAGATTGAGTAATGGTAATACCGAGTATAAAAATGGTAAACCAGTAACAACCACCACTGTACTCAAGCTTCCGATTAAATTTGGATATGATCATTTTAGCAAACCTATGGTTGTGTTAAACCATAATATCCAAGTAGAAGATATAGTTAATATAACTCAGGTTGATTAATTATATCTGAATACTCACTCTATCTGATCAATAGAGACTTTGCTATCGTGGCATTGTAAAATAAGAGTTATGGGTAACAACCATAAATGTTTGATATGACTCGAAACAAGGGTGAAGACCGTCCTAATAGGGTAAAACTAATCCTGTAATCAAACTTCAGGTAAATTTCTTTTCTGTTAATTATTCACCAAACTTTAAATAATATGTCTACATACAATGAAGTAGAAAGACTAATTGATAAACTCCTAAAAGCAAAAATGGAGTTTGAAGAGGACTATCAAAAAGGAAAACTTGATGAAAAAACATTTGCGTTACTATGTGACTTTATTGACGCAAGTGTTATAATGTTGTCAGAGTCTTAAATTTTTTTACCATATAATGGATGCATACGTTATATGGTAGTTTAACCACTATAATCAATTTATTGATTATCACTAAAGTCACTGTATTTATACAGAATATGTGTGGTGGTTTAAACAAGCAAGTAGACAAAATCGCACCTTGCTTCTATTTTATATGTAAAACTTAAGTCCCTGGAAAGGGTTTCTCCGATTGTAGGCTATGGAGTGTAATATAAAACAACCTTCCAATGGTGGTAACGAATCCACCCATCCTGAGCATGATGTAAAACTGCTTATAGATTAGTATTTTTTGTTTTTGTTTGTTTAGTAAATGAAACACAACATCCCTAAAAAGGAGAAATGTTGAGCTCTCTCTCATCGGGGATACTATACTGTATAGTTAGCATAAAGAAGTCCCTTGTTGTGTTTCATATTTTTTAATCATTAAACCTGAAATATGGAAAATGTAATCTACTTGTGTGTATATAACAAAGACTTAAGTATATACGCATGGTCTAAACACGTAACTAATGCTATAGGCAAAATAATTACACGTGTTAAGACAGATGGATCTGATGTCACAATTGCTACGATAAGAACAAGTGACAAAAAGATTCTTAACAAACAAACACTTTCTAAGTATTGGGCTGACAATCTTAGAAAACAAAAAGAATTTCAGCTTAACGGTGAAGCTGCCGAAATGTTTAACTCAATTCAATCTTAAATGAATAGCGTGAAAAAATGGTCTTTAAACGTTTTTGACCAAAAAAAGAAAAACGAAATAGAGTCTTATTTGTTGAACAATGCGGGTAGTCTTAGTATGATAACTACAGCACACGCATTGTCAAAACATTTAGACAAAGATGATTCAATAACTCTTGTTGGTGATGACAACACCACAATTGAAATTGAAAACAATGATAATGAAATAGTTTTTAACCTTTAAAACAAACAAACAAATGAAGTATTTACTAAAGATATTGGGATTGTCTCTTCTAGCAATCCCAATATTTATTTGGTTCGCACTTGTAACAGTATGGACTTTTAACACTTACAAAATAGAAGAATTCTATGAAAACTATTCATGGGGCATAAGAAAAAATTATAGAAAAATATTTCCTTACAAATCAAAAAACACTTTTTAGTATGAAACCATTAGTAATTTATGGCACAGCAATGTTCCTATTAACAACAGCAACTATTGTAATGACAACCGTAGTGATAAAACAAGAATTCAATTTCGACCAAATAGTTGTTCTTGGATTATTGGGACTACTGGGTTACGGTGCAACAGCTATTTCTTTTTATATCAATAGTCTTGATAACAAAAACAAAACTAAAAAACTTTTTAACGAACTAAAAACAAAATGAGTATGAGCAACCAAATGATCAACATGACTCCACATGCAGTAACAATTGTGGACAACGAAGGTAACGTTGTAAAAACAATACCACCGTCTGGTCAACTTATTAGGTTGAAAGCTGCAACTATGCGTATGGAAAATAGATATAATATCTATTTTCCAGAAATTCCATTTTCACGTACAGTTTTTAGCTCACCTGAAGGTTTACAAGAGTATGACGTAAAGAAGTTTTATATTGTTTCACAACTTGTAAAGTCTGCACTACCAGATAGAGATGATTTACTTGTGCCTGCAGAGGTAGTAAGAGACAGTGAAGGTAATATAATAGGATGTAAGTCTCTAGGTATGTAATTTAAATAGGTATGTATGTAATGTACATACCTATTTCTTTATTTAATCACCAAAAAAAAGATTATGAGATACTTTTATATATTCTTATCTATATTTGTTATTAGTTGTAGTGAAGAAATAGAAAAAAAATCCTATGTCATAAAAAGAACTAAGTCAGTATCAACAAATTCTGTAAATTACGTTGTAATACCTTCTATTCTATATGAAGCAAAAGTATATAAAGAAGGTGATACTGTTTGGGTAAACACAACAACTCATAGAATAGACGATTCATCAGAAGAAATAACTCTATCAATAATACAAAAAGAATGAAAAAGATTATCTTTCTAAACTACTGGCGTAGAATTAAAACAACTTTTACTTTTATAGATATACAGTATTTGTCTATAAATGATGAAAAGAATAAAAAAAAGATATTCTTCTTTTTCTTTGTATTACTAGGATTAGGTTTTCAATATCATCAAGAAAAAACAATAAAATGAAATTAATTTTTTCAAGCAAAAAACACACTAGAGGTGTAACGATTACAGTGGTAAACACAAAAGCTGCAATCAATTGTACTTATGAAAGTGCGAACTTGACAGAAAAAAAGGATAAGACTATCAATTTTTTAACTGATAGTCCTAAAACCAAGGAAATCTTAGGAATTTTATATTTAGACATTTAAAAACAAAAAAAATGGAACCAAAAGCAAATGCTCTCTTGTTGTTAGCTACAATGTTACCCATCGAAATTCATCTTGAAAAAGTTCAAGAAGCTATTACTGCCTACAATATTAATAGCAACCAAGAAAATGCAGATCTGTTGCGTATGACACTTCAAGGTGCTATGATATGGCTTATCAACGATGGTAAAATTGATAAAGCTATTAAAATGACTGAAGAAATTGAAAAGATTCAAAAAAATGAGAAACTTTTTAATATTGACAAAAATTAGTATTTGGTGATTAAGGACCCTGGAGATAATATCAAAGGGGTCCTTTTTATTTCAAAAAAAAGTGGCAAGCAATCGTTAGAGGTAAAACAAAACCCTGGTGTTTCTACACTGGGGTTATTTTTTTTAATCAATTAATTCTTATAATATGCAAATGTTTCAAATAAAAAATCTTGATAATACAATTACAAATGTATCAGTACAATTAAGTAAGTATAGTAATGGAAGAACGCGTATAGATTTAATAGAAGAAAGCGAAGATGGTATATATCCATATGCCACTTGTACTGTTAATATGCCAAATGTCCTTCTACAACCAGATGAAGTGTTAATCAAAGACTATTCTGAAAATCAGGGTATTCTTCACTTTCTCACTTCTAATAACATAGTGGAAGAAACAGAGAATGGTATAAATACACAATTTACTTTTATACCTGTATGTAGACTACTTCCTGAATCTAAATGGGGTAGTGAAAAAGTAAAAGTTAATATGGATAATCTACCAAAAACTCAACTTTTTATTATAAAAGACTATAAGGTGTGGGCTAAAGATGAAGAAGAAGCCCAAAAATTAGTTACTTTTATTGAAAAAATATGAAAAAAAAGATCCAAATTAGAAGAAGGTATTATAGAAGAATGGTTAATAGAATGATTAGTTCTTCTCCTAAAAATGCTACATTCTTAGATATTAAACCTTCAGTTAATACAATCACAGCAGTAGAAAAACCAGGTTTTGATCAATGGATGAAAGAATTCAATGTATCATTACTACATGGTAAAAACGTAAGACACTTTAATTTTTAATAAAAAAAACAAAATGAAAGACACAATGAAGAAGTCTATTAATTTAGATGGAGTTAAGTTGCTTATTAAAACTACCTATGCAGGTAGAAGAAGTGAAACACCCTTGTTTAGTGTTTCATCATCGGGTTATTCTTTCCTTAATATAAGTTTTGCAAACAAGTATTTCAAAACTCATAAGTCCAAACTGTTTATTCAAGCAGTAAGTTATAAGAATATGTTTTATCTACTTATTAGTAAAACTAAGAAGCAAGGATATTACAGTCTTACTAACAATCCTAATGGTGGTTATGCTGCCAAAATCAAAGGATTATCTGTTACTTTTGGTAAAAAAGGTATCACCACAAGGTACACTGTACAAATGGTTGATACAACAGATAAGACTATTAAAGCATTTCAAATTAAAAATGCTGCTGAAGACTTGTTTGTGACAAAAGAAAAAACTGATTTTGAAACTGCTTAAAATTTAAAAAATGGATTTAAAGTTGAAAGAACGTAGAGAACGTGTTATTGCTCGTTTGAAAGAGCAACTTAAGAAAGGTGTAAAAACAAATAAAGATCTTACATTAGATCTCACACCTACAGATGTTGCAAGAATCAATAAGGAAATAGAAATTTTAAGTCAGAGAGTTTAAAATTATTACATTTGATGTTGAGAGCCATATTTGTATTAACCGACAAAAGGGATGGTATAACTTAGTAAACAGTATAATTAGTACTAGTTATACAGTTGAAAAGTATGAATTCCCCTAAGCAACTTAGAGAATATGTCCTCAACATAAATGTAAATAACAGTACATTTGTAAATAAAGAAAAGAAGTAGATAATACCACTACATTTCTCCCAATAGTCAATAAGTGAAGAACATTATAGACTATAGTTGTATCTGGTTTTTACATATGTACTAATGGACCCTTAGCTCAGTTGGTTAGTAGCACCTGACTCATAATCAGGGGGTCGTAGGTTCAAATCCTACAGGGTCCACATTTTAAACTAACAATTAATTTTAAATTATATAAAAAAAAATAAAATGAATATTAAAAAACTTTCTTTTATAAAAGAAAATGATATTTGGTATGCTGACCTTCCTGAATTTTTAGAAGCAGGTCTTGGTACAAAAGCTAATTTAATGATGGTAGATGGAGCAGATACATTTTTAGATATTTTATCTAAGAATGGAGATTCTATTACTTTAAATATTTCAGATGAAGTTTTTGATGGTTATCAAAGTAGTATGAAAAAAATTAAAAAAGGATTAAATGCTCAATTATTAGAACTTGTAGGTCATGCTAAAGTTGACTACGGTGCATATTATAATGTTTTAGAACATAATAATCAATCATTTAATCATAAATTGTGGCTATGTCCTGTAACAGAATATGTATTTGGATATTATCCAGATAATATTTATGTATCAATTATTAAACTACAGTCATAAACAAAAACACCATAACAGTTTTTGGGGTAACTATACATCTTTATCAAGTGATAAAAAAACCTTAAAGTATAGTCGTTGTGTTGGTGACACAAACTGTAGTTTTTTTAAACAATATTAATTAAATAAAAATGAGACATCCAAACCAAAGAAATGTTGTAAGTTTTATGATTGTAAATGGTAAAAAAGGAGATACATTTTACACTCATAAAAAAAACAAAGATGTAACCGCTATTGCTTCTTATTATGATAGAGAAGTTACCACTACAAGAGTTATTAATCTTGAAGGTAACTTTAATAAACCTATAGTTAAAACATTAACAAAAGTAATTATTAAAAAATAAACAACAATTATGTACAGAGAACCAGTAACAGCAAGAGAAAGAGAAATTCCACAGGAAGTTATGCCAGAGTACAAAAGACCTAAACAAGAAGTTCTTAGTGATTACCCCATTACTATTAGATTTTTATCTATAGGATGTATTGTTGAAGTGGGGTGTAAGAGTATTCCATTTACTAGTATAGTTGATGCTATGAGAGAGGTTAATGAATATGTAGAAAATCCTCATGAAGCTCAAGAGAAATGGAGAAGGATTTTGTCTTAACAAAATATTAGTCAGGTGGCGGAAGGATAGGGGTTTCCCCTGTCGTGGTAGAAGCAATAGATGGTTATAGCACTATGGGTAAAAAACACAATGCGTGTGGTCACTATAATGACAGCCCTTGGAGGTTCAAACCCTCCCCTAACTACACGTTCTACTTAATCAATAGATAGTTCATCCCTGAATGATAAGAAATGGTGTGATAACCATATGGGTCAGTTCACCCTAAATGGAGCAATAAAGGGTACGGTTAACTGCCGTGAGATAATATCAACAAAAGTTTATAAGAGAAGTGGTTGAAGCTGTTAATTAGCACACCACTGATAAAGGTGACTATACTGAACAAGGGTTTGTAGTAGGTATAGATAAAATCAGGCTAATCAGAAATCCTGAAAGACCCACAGCTTCTCTTATTTACATGCCATAGAGATTTTTAAATCTCCTACTTACTTACGATAAGGAAGGTTATGGTAGGTAACAGCATATAGTAGTGACGCTGTTAATTTTTAAATTAATAAATTATAATAAAATGAAAAGTATAGTTTTTTTATTATCTTTCCTAATAGGAATTATTAGTTTTATAGTAACGTATCCATTTATCTATTTATTTAAATTATTAAAAAGATAAATCAATTAAACCTTGGTGGTGGAATTGGTAGACACGCAAGACTTAAAATCTTGTAACCAGAAATGGTTGTACGGGTTCGATTCCCGTCTAAGGTACTAATGATAACCTGGTATATAATTACCAGGTTATTTTTTTTAACTAAATTTATTTTATGAAATTTTATCTACTTGATGGTGATAAAAAACCATACAATGTAACTTTAGAAGAAAGTTATAAATTATATGACAATCCTGAAATGAAAATTACTAAACAGGAATATATTGGTAATATCTTAGTATCAACAGTATTTTTAGGAACTGATCACAGTTTTGGAGAATCAGAAATTCCTGTATTATGGGAAACTATGGTATTTGGAGGACATTATAATGAATATCAAAGAAGATATACATCACATGAAGATGCACTAAAAGGTCATAATGAAATTATTAATATGATTAATCCAAGAAACTAACATATGACACCAAAAGAGAAAGCACTAGAACTATGGTGGACCTACTACTCTAGGATTGAACACACACTTTCTGAAGAGTATTCTTCTTATGAGAAAGACATTACAAAAAAGTTAGCTGTTATTGCAGTTGATGAGATTATTAACACTCTAAACTTTGATATTAGAGATTTAGATGTTAGAGGTAGTGTTTTACTAGATCTAATCCAATATTGGAGAGATGTTAAACAAGAAATAGAAAAATTGTAAATCAAAAAATCAAAAAATGACTTATTTATTTCAAGTTACAATCAAACCAGAAATTAATGGTATTGAATTACCAACAACAACATTTTCAAGTGAAAACTCATTTGATCACTGCTATGAGAAAATTGATAACTTTTTTAAAAAGAAAGCAAAACCTGAAGACAAAAGAGTCTATGAGGTAATACACACAAGTACACAAACATTTAATGATTAAAAACTATGAGCACAACAACATTTGGATTTTTATGGTTAATTGCTATGGCAGCAGTAGTATTAGTTGTATATAACTTAAAAAGAAATAACTAATGGAACCTAGTTATATAGTTATTGATGATGAAAGTGACTATCATTATGATATATTCATAAATGAAACTGATAAAGGCACTGAATATAAAATATGTACAACAGGTGCCAAACATTATAATTCTCATGCAAGAAGAGAAGTTTTATTATGTTTATTAGATGATGGCAATGGTTATAAAATAACAGAAGGTAAAATTTCAAACAGAATAGATTATAGTCAAATAGTAGAGTTAAATGTACTTCTAAAGACTATTTTCATGCATGAAAAAAACATATCTTCTGGTAAAATTATACCTACAGAGAAATCTATAAAATACTAAAAATTAAAAAATGAATGAGCATTTTAATGACATGAAAGAGTATTATTTAAATTATACTAAAGAATCTCTTATCAAAGATGGGTATATAGTTCCAAGTTTTGCAATTTTTGCATATAAAACATCTGATAACTTTCCTGCTATGATACAAATGCCTATTCCTGGTAGTTTTCTTGAGTCTGATGAGTCTAAAGAAAACTTCATTAATAACGTATTTCCATTAATGGCAGAACAAGTTAGAAAAGAATTTAAACCTTTTGCAATATTGTGGTCATCAGAAGCATATTTTAGAGAAACAAGTGCTGATTTTGATCTTGAAAAAAATGATTTTAGAGATATTCCTATTAAAAAGGAAATATTAATAATCACTATCGATACTGCAGAAAACAATGAGGTTAAATTGTATGATATCAAAAGAAATGGTATGACTGTCAATAATGAAGGACTTGTTGATAGTATAGAAATTTCTGTAATGGAAGAAGAAGTAAATTCTTCAGATTTTTCAGGTAGATTTTCTAATCTTTATAAAAAACTAATGGGTGAATTATGATTGAATGGATTAAAAAATTATTGTACAGTAAAAAAGTAGACGAATTAAAGAAAGAGAACTTAGAATTAAAGAAAAAAATATTAGAGAAACAAGAGCAGATTAATAAAACAAATGCTTATTGGAAAAAGAGATTTTATAGTAAAAATATATAGCTCTATTATCCATGTTATTTTCTAAATTATTTTGAAATCTGTAAGTATAAGATTAGTTTTAATTATATAAAAACTTGCTTATGCTTTATCAATTACCTAATGGAAAGGTAATAGAGATGAGTACAGAGCAGTTCATTGAAATGTCAGATGAAGAACTTGAATATCTAATTGCTTATAATTATGGAGATGTGCAAGAAAACCCTTGGTTTGGTTCCATACTTGATAAACAAGATAAAACAGAACTATCAGATGCCTTCACAGAACTACCTCCAGACTTAACAGACGTACCTCCTATCGAAAAAATATCCGATTTAGACATAGATTATGAAGAAAACGAATAAACCTTTATAATTTATAACATCTTGACCCTCTAAACTTAGAGGGTTTTTTATTTTATAACATTCATTAAAAAATCAAAAAAAATGAAAACAGTAATCTCAAAATCAAACGTGTATGTATCTGCAGACGAAACAGGAAACATTGTAAGAGTATTTGAAGGTAATCCAGAGTATGGATATATCTCTATTAAACAATCTGTGCAATCTATTAATGCTGATGGTTGGGTTAGTAATCAAATTAGAAGTTGTCAAATAAAAGGTAAAGTGGAAGATTTAGTTACATTTAACTACAAAGATGGTCAAGTACTTCCTGGTCATATTGTAATTAAGGAAGCTCTCACACCTTTTAATCAAAATAACCCTTCAGCCAATCTTAAAATTGCAGGTAGTACAGGTGTTATTTGTAGAGTTGATGATGAACCTATTTATCGTCAGTCTGTATATACTACAGATGTGAATATGAGTGATGAACTTATTGATCATACAAATTCTGAAGAAATTAAAGAAGCTTTGAATGCTCAAAAAGAACTCATAAAAATGGGTATATTTTCACAAACTACTCTCTAACTCTTATTTCTAAATTATAAAGGGGGAACTTAACAACTTCCCCCTTTATTATAACACCTTTGTATAAATCTTTTAAAAATCTAATTTTATGTATTATAATCCAAACAAAACTATAGCAGCAAACGAAAAAGGTATAATCATATCTTACAGAGATATGAATAAAGACAAATGGATTCCCTATGAACATAAACAATTCACAAAGGTTTTTTCTCAAACTGATATTAAAAAAAGCAAATATCAAAACAATGAAATTCAATTCAATTTTAAACAACATAAACTATATTGTGAAGCACTTTATGGTTTAGATGCTTATACAAAAGAAGAAGTAGAAAAAATGCCTCAAAGTTTAAGGAACACAATTATTGTAATGTACAATAAAGCACAAAGAATACTTAATAATTTGAAGCAAGAAGTAAGTAATAAAGGTGTTGATAATTTGATGTCTATTCTATTTCCTCATTCTTCTTTTGTAAAAGAGTTTGTTAAAGTAAATGGATATGATCCAACTACTAAAAACTTATCTTCGTTTAGAGAATTGAAAATAACAAAAGAAATGATTGCTAAAGAGTTTGTAAAATTTAGGATATTGCCATTAGATTTTTTTAGTATTACATAAAAACAAAAATGCAAGCAAAACAAAAAATATGTGCTGGTTGTAACCAACCAAAGTACATTTGGAAATCACATGGAAAAGAAAAATATTGTAAAGAATGTTGGTATAATATTGAAAAACCAAAATCAATCCCTAAAATTAGTGAGAAAATGAAAGACATAAGAGAAGAATACACTAAAAAAAGGATTGCTTTTTTATCCATGTTTCCTAATTGTCAAGCTAAACTTGTTGATTGTACCCATAAGTCAACCGATGTACATCATAAAGCTGGTCGTGGAGAAAATCATAATAAGATTTCTACATGGCTGGCTGTATGTCGGTCTTGTCATACATGGATAGAAGAACATCCACAAGAAGCTAAAGAATTAGGGTTTTCTGATAATCGTTTAATTTAAAAAATGTGAATAGTAAAAGAGAAGAAATTCAAAAACAAGCACTAGAAATATCTATTAAAAATAGACGTTGTGGTCTTGGTATATCAATGGGTGTCGGTAAGACTCTCATTGGTCTTAATTATATTGATCATTTTCAGAAAGCTAATATGGGTAAACTAAATATTTTAATAGTAGCACCTAAGCTTTCTATATTTGATTCATGGAAATCAGATGCACAGAAGTTTAATATAAATATAGATAATGTAAATTTTACCACTTACTTATCTTTAAATAAGTGGAATCCTCATGCTTATGATATTTTAATATTAGACGAGTGCCATAGTTTATTAAATAGTCATCAGTTTTTTTTGACTTTGTTTACAGGAAGAATTCTTGGTCTCACTGGTACTCCTCCAAGATATCACAACTCTGAAAAGGGTATGATAGTAAACCAATATTGTCCTATTCTCTATAATTATATCACTGATAATGCAATATCAGATGAAATATTAAATGATTATAGAATAATAGTTCATAAAATGGAGCTTTCTCATAAAAATGATATGTTTATTAATCTAAAAAATAGTCAATTTTATACTTCAGAGTATAATAATTATAACTATTGGACTGATAAACTAAACAGATCAAGGAGTCCAAGAGAAAGACAAATGAATTCTATATTTAGGATGAAGTCTTTGATGGAGTATAAAACAAAGGAAGTCTATGCAAAGTATTTACTAAATGAAATAGATCTAAAATGCATAGTGTTTTGTAATACACAAAAACAAGCAGATGATATTTGCAATTATTCTTATCATTCTAAAAACGCAGAGAGTGAACAAAATCTTCAGTTATTTAAAGAAGATAAAATTATGAAACTCTCTTGTGTTTTACAGCTTAATGAAGGTGTAAATATACCAAACTTAGAATCAGGTATTATAATGCACTCATATGGTAATGAGCGTAAGAGTTCTCAAAGAATAGGTAGATTACTTAGATTAAATCCAGAGAATACATCAACAATACATATACTATGTTATAAAGATACTGTTGATGAACACTGGATTCAAGAAGCACTCAAAGACCTAGATTCAAATAAAATTAAATACTTTGATGTAAAAATTCCTACTAACAATGAATCATCACTTTACAGGTAAGTTTGTTAAACGTAATGGAGCACTTCATCCTTATTCATTAAGTATATTGAAACAACAAGAATTGTTTGTATCAAATATACCCGATGGTAGTATAGTGGAAACTTTCTATGAAATACAACATGACGATGGTACTCTTCCTCAATTAGCTAAGTTGCATGTTATGATAAAACAACTGTCTACACACATTGGTGAAACAGTTGAAAACATGAAACTCTTAGTAAAAGATAGAGCAGGTCTTTGTATAGCCAGAGAAGTATCTGGTAAAGAGTATTTCTTAGCAAAAAGTTTTGGTGAATGTTCTAAAGAAGAACTATCATTAGCCATACAAGCTGCTATTGAAATAGGTGAAACAGTTAATTACCCTCTATATTAGACTCGTCTACTTCTACTATTTGATCAGTTTCTTTTGCAATCTCTTCAATTCTTGTTAATAGTCTAACTACATTTATAGAATTAATAGCCCACGGTTCTGTGGGTTCTTTTTTTTCATCTATACATTTAGTTAATTCACTAATTTCTTCTGAAGTTCTTGAACCCAAGACCATAAATAACAAAGATTGAAGAGATTGTATCATACCTGCTCCAATAGTAACTGTTATTTCAGCATCTTTCTTAATCATTGCAATTTTAGACATGTAAATGTATTTCTAACAAAAGTAAATAACAATTATGGATTCTGATAATATAGAGTATATTAAAACAAAATTTATAGAAAAGTTATGTGTTTCTAAATGGGATGTCAAACTTAGATCTTTTATACAAAGTTCTGATTTTGAACAAGTTATAAATAAATTAGAAGATGAAACAAAAGCAGGTAAAAGATTTACTCCTGCTTTGAAGTATGTATTCTCAGCTTTTGAGAATTGTCCTATTGATAAATTAAAAGTGGTAATAATTGGACAAGATCCATATCCACAAATTAATGTAGCAGATGGTATAGCATTTTCTTGTAGTAGAGTTGATAAACCACAACCAAGCTTAGTAAAAATATTAGAAAGTATTGAAGACACTCAGATTAAAGATAATGACTTAAAACCTTGGGCAAATCAAGGTGTGTTATTACTTAATTCAGCTTTCACTTGTGAAATAGGGAAACCAGGTACTCATTATGATATTTGGCATCCCTTTATGATGTACATATTAGATATGATATGTTATACTAATTCAGGAATAATATTCATACTATTAGGTAAAAAAGCACAAGAATTAGAAAGTTATATTACACCTGCACATTATATACTAAAAGCAAGTCATCCTGCATCTGCTGCTTATACCAAACAAAATTGGGATAACAATGATGTATTTAATAAAGCTAATAGTATAATTGAAAAAAACAACGGGTCAGATTACAAAATTAAATGGTAATGAATAACTATTATTTTACGTTTGGTCAAAATCATACATTACTAGATGGTTATCCTATGTGTGACCATTGGATACATGTAAAAGCTTTTGACTATAGTAGAGCTAGAGAAGTATTTATTAAAGAGTTTGCATCTCAATATCTAGAAGCTAATGATAAATGGGGTTTTCAATATGATGATAGCAACTTTCATCCAGAGTATTTTCCTAAAGGAATGTATATATTTATAGCTGATATTCACGCTGATAAACAATTATGGTGGGGTTATGTAAATATAAATGGTAGCATTTATGTTAAACGTTTTTATGATTTAAGAGACCTTCAAGAAGCTCGTCAAAGTCAATTTGTAAAAAGAGTATACGGTCCTTTTGAAGTAGTTAATGCAGACGAAGCATTAGAAATAATAAAAAAAGAACATTATCAAGATTAAAAACAAATAAACAGTTAAACATGGCAGTAAACAAAGTAGACCTTTATGTGTCTCAAATTTTGGAAGATCTCAACAATGGTATGACATGGTTGAAAAAAGATGATTTGGGATACGGATCAATCGAGAGTAAGTACAATGCAAAAGAACAACAAATTGCAGTAATTAGAAAACACCCTAAACTTAAAGATGCTGAAACAACTGTAACCATCTTTAATATTATTGATGACACCAAGCAAGAATTAGTAGAAGCACCTATTGTAAAAACTGAAGTGGTAAAACAACCTGAATTAGTACAAGAAACAACATCTGTAGATGATTTTTCAGCATTCCAAGAACTTTAATAATTAATAAGTAAAAAAGCAAAAATGGCAACTATTAAAACTGCACTTAAGAAAACAGCAAACGATGTAAGAACTATTGAAACTTCTTTGATTAATAAAGAAGAAGTATTTAAAATGCTCGCATTAGCAGAAGCAACACGTCTTCCATGTTTATTAGTTGGTGCTCCTGGTACAGCAAAAACTAAAACTGTAATCGAATATGCAAAAGCATGGTTAAACAAAGATGGTAAAATGAGTGCAGAAGATTTTGCTAACAAAATCTATATTCTAGAAACTGATGAAGGTACCAAAGCATCAGAAATTAAGGGTATGCCAGATATTTCTAAATTATTCACAGAGAATAAGTATGAACTATCTACCCCTATTGCAGAAGCTGAAATTGTTATTATTAACGAGGTGGATAAAGCATCATCTGCTATTCGTAATGCTATGTTAGGTGTTATGAACGAGAGATTTTTGTTTAACGGTAAACATAAGATTCCTTGTAAGTGGAAACTCTTTATTGCAACTTGTAATGAAATTCCTAAAGAAGAAGCTAATTCTCCTTTCTGGGATAGATTTATGTTGAAACATACAGTTAATCGTGTATCTGCAGGTGAATTAACCAAATATTATACAAAGGGTGCTCGTGAATATCGTGAGAAATTCAACATCAACATCCCCTCTAAAGATGAAATGAATCAAATTGTTATACCTGTTAACAAGCTTGAGAAATATCTTGAAGTGGGTTATAGTCATTGTTCAGATCGTACTCTCACTTTTGTACCCACTCTTTCAAAAGCAGTAACATATGTGTGGAATGTAAGTATTGATAAAGCACTTGTAAAAACTGCCCAGATCATGATATCTCAAACTGCCGGTTCTGAGCTTCAGAATAAGCTGATGAGTCAGGAAGTTAAAACTGTTATGAGTAAGGTTGATATGTTACAAAGTTATAAGACTAACGATCAACTGGAGTTGGCAATTGGAGAAATTGAGAGTTTAATTAATGCATATACACAAAGAAACCAAATGGACGAAAGTCAAGTACAAGAAATAGAGATGTCTATATCTTATGTTCTTGATAATCATCCTGCAAGAAAAGAAAAACAGCTCACAGATGAGCAACTTGAGTCTTTGATGTAAAATAGATTTTCAAACAATTAATGTATGGAGAGATTAATTTCTCTCCATATATTATAATAACTCTTATTATGAAACAATATAAAAACGTTTATACAATCCTTGAGAAAGTAAAAAAGGGAGAAATTCAGTCTTATTATAAAGAAAAAGATGGTCTTTTCTCTAAAGTTAATTTTTACAAAAAGACAGACCTTGTAAAACCTTACATGCACTATATAGATGAAAAAAATTTAAGTAAAATAGTACATTCTTATATTAAAGATGGTAATGTAGTAAGCTCTTTTCTTAAAAATATACCAAGTAATAAAAGTATTGATCCATCTGATTTTTTATCTAAAGTATTAGATACATTTAGAAACTTTCCTGAAAGCTTACAAAGGGATATATTTAAAATGTTTTATCACAAAATAGATAATATTGATTTTGAGGATAGAACTGATAAAAATAATACACAGTATAAATTTATAGAGAAATCTAATAATCCTGTTTCTAAGATTATGACTCAAGAGAGTCTTCTGAAATCTTCTATGTTTACTAGAGAACTAATTTCTCAGTATTGCATGAAATTAGCCTATTTAAATATAGTTGATCCAGAGCAACATAAAAATATGATGAATGATCTTAATTCTAATAACGATCCTACATCAAATGATATAGAAAAGTCTTTTGATCAAATGATTAGTAGTACAGGTGGATCTAAAACTATAGATCAAGCATTACAAAGAGCTACTAATATCTGTAATAAATTAGATCAATCTATTCCTGAAGATCTTCAAGATAAGCTTTTTGATAATGCAACTGAACATAGCAATAACTTAAATGCTGCAAATATTACAATTGATAATATCAACAACATAGGAGATTCAATTCTTTCTATAAAAATGTCTACGAATGGAATTAAAAACATTCTTAAGAAACTATTAGATAGAACTGTAAATCAGTTTTCTGCAAAACCATATCCTATATATGAAGATTTGTTTAATAGTGATAATGTTGCAAATCTAGATGATTATATAGCTCTTCATCCTAAACTTAGAAAGATTATGGCTGAAGATATATTAATCAAGGATAATAAGTATATGGGTAAGATTAATATATATGTTGATATTAGTGGTTCAATGTCTGATTATTGTGGTATTACGAATCCTGCTACTCAAAAAAGTATGAGTAAAATAGACTTTGCTAAGTCTTTTATAGCAGAAATGACTAAACAAAATCTACTAAATAATATATACAGTTTTGATACTCTTGTAAGACCTGTCAAAAATGATATTATCAATATAGCTTTGTTAGGTACAGGAGGTGGTACCAGAATTGATTGTACTATAAACCACATTATCAATCATACTCATTGTAATAGTATTATATTAACTGATGCAGAAGATTGTTGCAGTATGTATAGTGAAAAAGCATTTTTTATTGGTGTAAAAGGTGCTAAATTTAATCATTTTAATTTACAAGTTTTGAAACAATACTCTGAGAATCAACAACTTATAGTATTTGATGGAACTAAAATATCAAGTGTTGATGAAACTGGTAAAATAAAAAAATAAAAAAAAGGGAGTATATTTTTACTCCCTTTTTCATCTACCTTGTCCCCTATATTTACTTACTGGTTTATCTTTTGGTCCTTTTACTTTAGCAGCTTTGCCACCTTTTCTCCTACCAAATGATATTTTTCTTGAACTATCTGATTTTGTTGATTTTGCCATTTTATATTGATTTTGGGTTAAGCTTCATTTTCTGATAGTTTACCATTTGAAGATAAAAATATTTTTCTAATATTAGATGGCTGACTAGTATAATTTGGTCTTCTAGCTTGTGTCATTCTCATCTTTGATATTCTTACAACACTTACTTGATTACCCTGATTACCACCTAATACATGATATGCGGTGGAATCTTCACCAACATAAAAACCTACGTGACCTCCTTCTGGACGAGTAAAAGTTAGTATATCACCTAACATAGGTTCTGCTACTACATTACCAAACTTTCTCCAGTTAAGTGCCCACAGTGGATCTTTTACTGGTTCTCTACCTGATCTTAGTATACAAACTGCAACAAACAAACCACACCAAGGTATTTCATCTGATTTATAAACAGAATCTAAGTTTAGTTCTTTTGCCCATCCAAGTATTACAGGATTGTGTTTTGGTCCTACTATTTCAGTGGTACCAAACAGTTCTATTGCTTTGAGTAGGTGACGAGGAGCTGTTTCTTGTTGTAACCAGCTGTACGATTTTGGTAAGTTCATTGGTTTATTTTTTAAATATTTTACTATAAAAGAATACAAAAACAATATTCCATTCTACTCCATATAGTATAAAATAAGTTAAAGAAAATGGTTGTTTATTAAATAGTATAGCTAAAACTAGTGATACAATCATTGCTGACTTACATAAATGCCATGCATCTAATTTATATCCTCCTATTTTTTTAGCATATTTCCAAGATGTACGTTTATACCAAAAACGCTCATTTAGATTTCTGAATACACTACTATAAAAATTTTCATTTTCTAGTATATCCATCATTGCATTAAAAATGGCGGCTACTCCTATAAATATAAATGTTACCATAATTTCAGTTTCCAATAACTCTGTACTCCATATATAAGTTGACCATTTATACCTATACCTACATTAGCACCATATAAATGATCTTTCTTATCTAAATAAAGTATACCTGATTGTAATCCTTGTGTATACAAAGAACCTCCTACAAATAGCTTAGAAACAGGAGGTAAAGTGACAGTTTTAGTCACAACAGGATATTTTAACGAGTAAGAGTAACTTCTAGACTGTATCTTATTATTAAAAACAGTATCAATAGTTTTAACATATCCTATTGAATCTATCTTTAAACTATCTTTTGTTATATTTTTAGACATATAAGCAGTGAGTAGTTCATTATACTGCTTAATTAATCCCACATAAGATGTGTCAGGAAGGTATTGTGTATCTCTTGAGGTTATTATAACAGGAATTGTTTCTGTTATAGTGGGTTTTGAGTAGATTGTAGTATCATGGCTAACCCAAACTGTATCATGTACAACACTAGGTTGTTCTACTTTTGTTGATTTTTTATTATAAATCTCTATTAAAATTACAGCTAAAAGTAATAACACAATGAGATTCAATATGTTACGCCAAATACTACTAAATAGTGGTTGTCTGTTTAAAGTATCCATTCTTTTTTTTTGGATTTTCAATAATTATATCAGATTTATAAAACGCAATGGGTTTTTGTGGTATATTTGGCAAGTTATTACTACTTGTTTCACCCATAAAAACCTTTGTATTTAAATTTTCAATTTGTTTTTCCAAATTATCAATACGTGTTTTATCTGTTGCAGACTGAGCTATTAATGCTTTTACATCTGATTTTATTTCATTTACATCCTGCCATATTACGGCAGCTAACAAGCTAATAACTGAAGGAAATAACCATATCTTGATATTTTCTATCGCAGTACGTGTCATTTGTAAAAACGTTAAAAGTGTTTGAAGAAATTAGGCTATTTTAAATTCGTAATAAAGTCCAGTTGCAGGAGCTTTTGTACCTATAAAAAGTGAGTTAGGTATAATACTTCCGTCTGCTTTTCTACGAACAAAAAACCTAAATCCCTTTGGATGCACTTTAGATGAAACTACGTTTTGTGCGGGAATAGTTACTATATTAGCTGGTTTAGGAACAGAAGAATAAGATGTAGCCATCATGGTACCAGGAATAGGATAACCATATTTGTCTTCTTGAGCGTAATAAGTTAATGTTACAGGCATCTTAAAAAAAATAAAGAATTATAAATATTATTTATGTAGATCTTTGAAACAATCTACAATATAATATACTGAAAAATGATCAGTTTACATATATTTGTTAATAAAACTTATAAAGTTTATGAATGTAAAAGATTATTCAAGTACCATAAAATTAAATATGGTTAACAAATTCAAAAGTGAATTCTTTAAAAAATTTAACTACTACCCCACTGTAATTGTAAATTGTGAAATCAGAAGACAATATTTGTCTATTATAAATTTAGAACAATTAAAAAAAGCTTTTGAACCATTCTTACCTGTTATTGGAAAAAAGAAATATCTTCTTGAAACCAGTTCTAGAAAAAGAGAAATTGTAGAGTTAAGAGCTATATATTGTTTTTTTGCTAAAAAAATGGGTTATTCATTGAAAACCATTGCTTTAAGTGTTAATAAAAGTGACCATACTACTATCATCCATAATCTAAAACTTTTTGACAATCTTATAAACTACTCCGATAGTTTCCTAAATAAGTATAATGTAATATTTGAACATATTAAACAACAAAATGTAGATTATAATGAGTCACCAACTATGGACAGTAGCGATACGATGGAACATCAGTCCTAATCAGTTATATTTTTTAGATTGTTGTAGGAGTAAAATAAAACCTACAAACATTATTAATGAAAATGCTGAAATACTAATTTCAAAAAACAAAAATCTCTTAACAGAAGACAATCAACTCACTCCAAAAGCAATAGCTATTCTAGATGAGTTTGAAATGTATCTTGCCAAAAGAAAGAAAAAAGTTACAGAATTAGTATTAGGAGAAGATTTCTTAGAAAAAGTAAAAGAATATAGAGAACTCTTTCCCTTAAAAAGATTACCCTCTGGTGAGTTAGCAAGACAATCTGTAAATGAATTAAAAGATAAGTTTGTATGGTTTTTCAAAACATATCCTGAATATACTTGGGAACTTGTTTTAGATGCCACACATTATTATTTACATCTAAAAAGCTTAGATGAATTCAGATTTACTGTTACTAGTAGTTATTTTATAAAGAAAACTAACATTACTACAAAAGAACAAATGTCCAAACTTGCAGATTATTGTCAATTATTACTAGATGATGAATCAATTTAATTCACAATTTTTTGATATTGTCAATAATAAATAATAAATTTGATGAACAATGAGCCAGTAAGTCATGATGAAATAGTAAAAAAGCTATTTTTAGAAATGACATCTCCCACAGAAGACAATGAATTAAGAACAATTTCATTTACTACATTTAAAAAAATTATTGATAATATGATGGACAAAGCATATTATTATGGACTTTCTCACGCTTCAACCCAAAATATTTAATGGAACAAGAAGAAAAAAAAGAAAGACCTTATGGTGCAAAGTTGTATTCTGAAATACTTGAACAAGGTCTTCTTTACGTAGAACAAAGAATGCAAGGTAAAGTGAGGTCATTTAAAACTCCTTGGGATGGTTTAAATGACTCTGGATTAAATGGTATTGACTGGGGTTCTATGATAACTATTGGTGCTAGACCTGGTTCAGGTAAAACTATGTTAGTAAATCAAATCTTAGGTGAATCTAAAAAAAATAATCCTGACCAAGATTTTAATATTTTAGAATTCCAATTTGAGATGAGAGCAGAAACTTCAGCAGGTAGAGCATTTGCTGTTGCTACTGGATTAGACTATAATCAAGTGTTAAGTAGTTACAAACAATTAGATGCTTTTTCATATGAACTTATGAAAAAACTAATTCAAGAAACAAAAGAACTTGAGAGTAAAGGAGTATATAGAATACAAGTAACTAAGCCTCTATCTGCAAAAGAGATAGAAAAAGCTATTTATTTATATTATGAAAAACTGGGTTCAAAACCTTTGATTGTTACCATTGACCACAGTTGGTTAATAAAAAAAGGTGCTGATGAAAAAGAGAAGATACAAACTCTGTATAACACTACAGAATATTTAATGAATCTAAAAAACAATATTCCTGTTATAATATTTATGATTACCCAGCTTAATAGAAGTATGGATGATCCTAATAGAAAAGTACCTGGAAGTATTGTGAATTATCCCACATCTACAGATATATTTGGTGGTGATGCACTTATGCAAGGTTCTGATATGGTTTTAGTTATGAATAGACCTGAACCAAATGGTGTATCTATATATGGTAATAAGGGATATATTATGACTGATACTAGTATTGCACTTCATATTATTAAGAATAGACATAGTAAAGGTGATAATAGTATTATATTCTTAGAAGCACAGTATCATTTAGGTAGAGCAGTAGAAACTATTGAACCACAAGTGAGTAATCCTTCAGGATTGGGTTATAATAGACTATCAAATCAGAAAAAAGTACCAAACTTAAAAACAGGAGCAGGTAAACCTTTTATACCTAACACAGACATTCAAAACAATTTGTAAAATGGAAAAAACAATAAGAGAACAACAACTTGAAAAAAGCAGGAACTATCACAAAAACTTAATAGCTAAGTTAAATATTCCTGTTGGAGACTTTAATATTAAAGTTCCGTTCAAAAACTTTCACAATGAACCAGTTGTAGGAATTTTTGCATCAGAATTTAAAAAGAAAAATGGTTTTTATTTTGAACTTGTAAAGGGTGATACATACGAACCTGTAGATGAAAGTGATAGAAGAGTATATAAAATACCCTTCAATACAAACTTTGAGGAAGAATTTGAAATGAATCCCAAAGCTATGTTTCTTGTTCCCCTTGATGAACTTAAATTTATATCTGATACAAACGCAGTTATTAATACTCCCACTGTAGATAATTCTATATCTAAACCAGATGTAGCATCATCTGTAGATGATGCACCTCTATCTGACCTCACTATAAAAGATGTAGTTGCTATATTCTTTAATATGCCTGTGAGTAATAAAATATGGTTAAACGATATAATAAAAAGAAAACAATAACATATGGCAAGTAGTGTATTAATTATCGCAGATCCAGGGAGTGGTAAATCTACCAGTATTGAGAACTTAGATCCAAGTGAAACTTTTATCATCAATGTGGCAAATAAACCATTGCCATTTAAAGGATGGAAAAAAAAGTATACATTTTGGACTAAAGACAACCAAAGTGGTAATATGTATAATGGCTCAACCGCTAATCAAATAGAGGCAGCTATGAAATACGTGAGTGAAAAACGTCCTGAAATCAAAACTATTGTAATTGATGACTTTCAATATATGTCATCATTTGAATTCTTTGATAGGAGTGACGAGAAAGGTTATGAGAAATTTACTCAAATTGGTGCACACTTAGCAAAAATATCTAGGTATCCAAAAGATCTTAGAGATGATTTAATGGTTTTCTTTTTAACTCATGCTGAAGAATCTACTGATATGGAAGGCAAGAGAAGAGTTAAAGCTAAAACTATTGGTAAGATGGTAGATGAAAAACTTAGTTTAGAAGGTTTATTTAGTATTGTATTATTTGGTAAGGTTAAAAAAGATAAAGATGGAAATATTCGTTATATCTTTGAAACCAAGAACAATGGTGAGAATACTTGTAAATCACCAAAAGGTATGTTTTCAGACTTTGAAATACCCAATGATTTACAATTTGTAAAAAAAGCAATAACAGAATACGAAAATTAAAAACAAAACAAGATGTTTAACACAAAAGGTCAAGAAGCAAAATCAACAGGAGTAAACAAAAACATTGAACCAGGTATTGTATATGCACACGTGTTCGATGGCTCACTCAAAGTGTCAGCTAACACAGGTAAAAAATCATTAGAGTTAATACTTGAAACACCTGAAATAAAAGACTTTCAGGGATGGAGTATAACCAAAGGTGATGATAATGGTCCTAAGTTTAAAGGTCAAAGTGGTAGAGTTAGTGCAACTGTATGGACAGATCAATTTAATGAGTCTAATATCAATAAGAATGAAATCCTATATAAACTCACTGTTATTGCAACCGAGTTAGGAGTTCGTGATGAAATTGACAATGTATCTGCAAATAGCATTGAAGATTGGGTTTCTCAAGTGATAAATATCATTAAGAACAAAGATCTTTATTGGTTTATTAAAGGTGAAGAACAAGAATATAATGGTAAAATCACTGTTAAACTTAGTCTTCCCAAGTATAAATTTGTAAATAGTGATGATGCTAAACTAGATAAGTTTGATAAAAATAACATCTATCATTATAAGCAAATCAAAAATCAAAAAGTATCTGGTTTTGAACCATCTACTGATGATTTTCAAATGTAGTAATTCTTAGTTCTGTATATTTCATGTGTTTTAATTTAGAGGGGGTGTTTCTACACCCCCTATTTTTTTAACTTATTTTATGTTTAATGTAAAAAATCTTGTTTATAAAATTTCAGATGTCCCTAGTACGTGGATATTTGAGACTTTTTGTAATTTAAAAGAGAAATTAAACGGACAGGATATTAAAATTAAAAGTTTATTTAATCCTGATGAACGTACACCTAGTATGTGTATTTATATGGATGTGAAAACAGGAGACTACAGATTTAAAGATTTCTCCACTGGTAAATACGGTAATGGTATACAACTAGTAAAAGAACTATATAAAACTTCTGATTATTCTGCTTTCTCACAACTTATAATAGACAAGTATAATGAATTTGTATTGCTGAATGACGGTAATATTGAAAACAAATCATTTACAAAACAATCTAAATTTAAAGTGACTAATTATCATATTAGAGATTGGTCAAAGGAAGATGAATTGTTTTGGACAAAATTCAATATTGGCAGTAAATTATTAAATTATTACAATGTAAAACCATTAAGTAGTTATACAATTTCTAAACAAACTGAATTTGGTGATATAAATTTAGATATAGCAGGTTCTAATCTCTATGGTTATTTTAAAAATGATCAGTCATTGTACAAAATTTATCAACCAAAAAATCTAGATAAAAAGTTTCTTAAAGTTTCTGATTACATACAAGGTTCTGAACAACTTGAAAAACATAAGTATTTAGTTATAACTTCAAGTTTAAAGGATATAATGTCTATCAAAAGTTTAAACTTAAAAATAGATATTATAGCACCTGATTCTGAAAACTCTTTAATTGATTCTAAACTAATGAAGCAATACATCAAATCCTATAAAAAAGTGATTATCATCTTTGATAATGATGATGCTGGCATAGAATCAATGAGAAAGTATAAAGAAAAATACAAAGAAGTTGAAATATCTTTATTACCTATGAGTAAAGATATATCTGATTCTATTAAAAACTATGGCGTTAGAGAAGTTAAACTTCGATTAATACCAATTATTAATAGTAAAATACAAAATGTTTAAAATCAGATTGTTATATTTGTATCTATAAAGTGTGGATATCATGGCGGCTACTAAAAAAACTACAAGAACAAAAACACCACGTACTAGAAATTCTGGTACCATGACAGAGTCTGCGTTTTGGAGTTTTATTAGAAGTGCTTTAAGACAGAAATCTAGATTTTGGAAACCTATAACAGAATGTAAACTAAAAGCAAAAAGAAAATATAAAGGTGATAACAAGAGACAAAAGTTTGAATATCAATGTAATAAGTGTAAAAACTGGTTTCCTGAAAAACAAATTGCTGTTGATCATGTTATACCTGCTGGTAGTTTAAATTGTTATAACGATCTTCCAGGATTTGTAGAACGTCTGTTCTGTGAAACAGACAATCTGCAGGTACTCTGTGAGAGCTGTCACAATACTAAAACTCAAGCAGAAAAAAGTAAAGTATGAGTACAGAAAAACAAATAAAAGCTCGTAAGTCTTACAAGTTTTATAAAAACGTATTTCAATTGGCTAATGAACGTCAGCCTAAAGAATTACTGAAGTATATCCATACATATATGGAAAGTGGTAACAAACATGGTTCTGTATCTAATGCAAACTGGGCCATGGAATCTATTGATCAAGTTTTAAAAGAAAATCATGTCAGTACAAACAGTATATGCTAGAAAATGTGACCACTGTTCTAAAGGAATGGATTATGGTTATACAGTAAACGAAGGTGAAGAATACTATTGTTCAAATGAGTGTCTTCATAAACACTATACTGAAGATGAATGGGCGGATATGCATGACAATGGAGATGGTGATTCATATTGGACAGAGTGGGATGATCCCATTGACATTCAGTATATATTAGTCGGTAATGAAGTAAAAGAAATAGGATAATAAAACATATAGTTATGCCTGAATTACACGAGACCATGATGGGTCGTAAACTTATAGAGCACACACTTCCTAACATAGGAGATCAGTTAAAACGTATAGCTGATTCATTGGAGAAAAAAACCAGTTCAAAAGATGTAATAGAAATTGGTATCTATTATTATACTGACGAAAATGGAAAGAAAGTATATGACATAGAAGAAATGTACAGAGAATTTGAAACAAAGATTCAAGAATTTGATAAACCTTAAGTTATGCAAGACCCAATGTTTTCAGTAGAAGCTGTGGACGCTGCAGTTGACTACAAAATGAAGTATGATGAGCTACTGCATTTTATTGAAATAGTAGAAGCTCTCACTTATGATGAAATGACATCTAAACGTATTGGTAACTTTTTAAAAGAAAAAGGTATATGGACATAACCATTAACGATGTAATAAAAAAATATCCTAAAATATTCCAAGACTACAAAGGTAATCCTAGAGGAGTCAACTGGAAAGATATACCTGATGGATGGGTTTCTGTTGTAGATACTTTATGTAAATCTATTCAGCATTATATAGATGAAACTAGTAAATGGAATAATGAAGAGAAGAAGTTTGTTAATCCACCACAAGTAGTTTGTTCACAAATGAAAGAAAAATATGGTGGTTTAAGATTTTATACTGATGGTCATGATGATATAGTTGAAGGTATGATACATATGGCTGAAGTAATGTGTGATAATATATGTCAAGATTGTGGTAGAGATAAAGATCTTGGTACAACATCACAATATATTATGACAATATGTAGAGGTTGTATACAATATCATGGAGATAGAGCTATGGCTAATTGGAATGAAAAAACTATTTAATATGGAAAAAAAACAACCACAATCTTTTTCTGAATGGTTAAACTCTTCGCAAACTCAAAAGATGATGCATAGAGTTGGTAAACAGTATGATGAATCTGTAAAAAAATTATCAGAATTACTAACAGATGAAATGGTTAGTGATATTAAAAAATGGAGAATTGGAGATGGACCTGATGATTTAACTACACATTCTTGGAGATCTTTAGCCTGTGAATTTCATGATAAGTATGAAGCTTTTTCAAATGAAAATTCAATTGACTATGGTAATCAAATTTCTGGTATGCAACTTTGTGAAGCTGCAATGATTAAACTAAACGAAAAAGCAGAAGACGGATGGAACTAGATGATATCTTACAAGAGTCTATTAAAATACACGAAGAGGAATTTTACAGTAAAAAAATGTATTATTCTTATAGTAGTTTAAATAAGTTGATGTGGAATCCACAAGCTTATTATCAATCGTATGTTCTAAATATAAAAGAAGAAAAATTAGATGGTCATCTTGTAAATGGTAAGCTTATACATTTATTACTTCTAGAACCTGAAAAGTTTGATGAAGTATTTATAATGAGTCCTATTAGTTTACCTGGAGATAGTATAAAGAAAGTGGTTCATAGAGTGTACGAACACCATGTTGAATTGTATCAAAATGGTGATGCGAGAGAAAATCTTGAAGATTTTACTGATGCTATTATAGACATCTTAAAAGATATTAATTTATACCAATCATTAAAAACAGATCAGCAAAGAATTGAAAAAATTCTTACACCTGAAGCTTTTAATTATTGGAACTATCTTAAAATGAAAAAAGATAAAACTATAATAGATGATGAAACTTTTAAGTTTTGTTTAAGTGCTGTAGATATTATTAAAACTCACAATAACATTATTGAACTTCTAGGTCTAAATGTTACTGATTTTGATAATAAACAAGTATTTAATGAACTACCCTTTCAAATAGATCTTCCAAATAAAACATACGGTTTTAGAGGTATCATAGATAATATGGTTGTAGATCATACTAATCGCACCATTTTTATAAATGATATAAAAACAACGAGTAAAGAATTAAAAAACTTCTCCGAAAGTGTTGAATTCTACTCATATTGGATGCAAGCAATTATATATAATATTGCTGTAACCTTAAAATATGGTTCTTATTTAGAACAAGGATATACATTAAAGTTTCATTTTATCGTAATTGATAAAATGTTTCAAACATATGCGTTTCCAGTTAGTGAAACTACATTAAATTATTGGCTTGATAGATTTGAAAAAGTCTTACAACAAGCTGAATGGCATTATAATAATAAGGATTATAGTCTACCTTATGAATTTGCTACAAGTAGTGTAATTCTTTAAAAAATGATTAAATGATAGAAAGTTTATATAGTAAATACTTTCAAAAATCTAAATCATTTTTATATCCAGCTCTAGGGATTACTAAAAAGAATAAGATATCTCCCATAGGTACTTATATATCTATCAAAGGTAAAATAGGACCTGAAGAGATGAAACTCATTTGTGTTTTTAAGTATTCTAATTCACAAGAATATAAAGACTTTGAGTCACAAATGCTATTAAGTAATCCTTTGTTTGAAAAACACTTTGAGACTAAAGGATATAAAATATACATTTTCAATATGGAAATGTATAAACATGATTGGTTTTCGTTTTTACTGGGAAAATATTCTCAATTAAGTTCTGTATTAAAAAAAGCTATAAGACATTATTATGGTGACAAATCATCAGAATATAAATACATTGATTCATATTTATACCCTGAAAAGTATTTTGAACTATATTCTAAACTTCTAGCCGTTGATATTAAGGTTTTAAAGTCTACTGGAGAACTCTGTAGTGCTTGTGATTTGGATAAAGAAACACTGGAAATTCCAAAAGAAGATTTGGATTTATTGTAAAACTGAACTTATATTTGTATAAACATTAAAAGAATGGACAAAACAATGATGCTAATCACCTCTAGGTGGGTTAACAAAAAGACCTTCAAGATGATACCTACTACCTCTCAATCTCCTTATAATGAAGCTATTTTTGATTTGGATAGTAAGGTGCTTGCTTTAATTAGCAAAGAGAAGAAAGAAAGTTTTCATATGTTACCCAGGTTAAATGAGTTTGGAGATCTTCAACCTCTTAAAATTGGAAAAAGAACCAATGGTAAAGATTATGCTGAAGAACGTAAAACTCTGGATACCTACTATGAATATTTCATAGAAGAACGTAATGAAATTGAAAACTTTGTAAAAACATTTGCCGTTAATAGTAAAGATTTCGATATTAAATCTTACCTTGACGAAGCATTTGAGAATCAAGAAGAGAGTTTGATTGTCAAACCATAACTAACAATAAAAAATAAGGGGGAACAGCTTAACTGAACAAAAAGGTTATGTCATCTGAAAAAAAAGACCATTGGGTAATGGACTATGAGACTATTTGTAATTGTTTCATAGGAGTATTTCAACACTACACAGATGAGTCACAAAGAAAGATATTTATAATCAATGAAAATCAGAACGATTACATTGATTTAATATCTTTCTTTGAAAATAACATAAAGCATAAAGAATACCATATATCTTATAATGGTTTAGCTTTTGACTCACAAATTACAGAACATCTTCTACAAAGAAAATCTAGATTCCTCAAACTAGATGGTAAATCCCTAGCAAAAGAAATATATGAGTATGCTCAAAAAGTAATAGAGCGATCTGACTCAAACACATTTCAAGAGTATCCCCCATTCAAACTTAGTATTAAACAGATTGATTTATTTAAAATGAATCACTGGGATAATCGTGCTAAGATGAGTAGTCTTAAATGGATACAATATAGTATGGATTGGTATAATGTAGAAGAGATGCCTCATCATCACAATAAACCTATCAAAACTATTGAGGAATTAGACAATGTTATAAGTTATTGTATTAATGATGTACTCTCAACTAAAGAAATATTACAATATTCTAAAGAGCAAATAGTGTTAAGACAAACCTTAACCAAAGAATATAATATTGATTTGTATAGTGCATCTGAACCTAGAATTTCTAAAGAACTGTTTCTACATTTCCTTAGTAATAAACTAGAAATGGAGAAAAGTGAAATTAAAACTTTAAGAACTCCACGCAGTAGTATAGTAATTGGAGATTGTATACTACCTTATATTAAATTTAAGACTCCTGTTTTCCAAGAACTACTCAAATACTTTCAAAACAAAACCATCACATCTACAAAAGACGGTTTTAAATACACAGTGAACTATAAAGGTATTAAAACTGATTATGGTTTAGGCGGTATTCATGGTTCTATAGATGCTGATATATACACAGCTAATCCTGGTTGGACTATTATGACATCTGACGTTACTAGTTTCTATCCTAATTTAGCTATACGTAATGGATTTCACCCACAACATCTTCCTAAAAAAGACTTCTGTGAATTGTATGAATGGTTCTTTGAAGAACGTAAAAAAATACCAAAGTCTGATCCTAAAAACTATGTATATAAGATTATTCTTAATAGTACTTATGGTTTAACTGGTGATGAAAATAGTTTTTTGTACGATCCTAAAATGACAATGCAAATCACTGTTAATGGTCAACTTCTACTAACAATGTTATATGAGATGTTGACCATTGCTATTCCTGAAGCTATTCCATTGATGCAAAATACTGATGGTTTGGAAATGATTATTCCAAACAATAAGATTGAAACATACATGCAAGTATGTAAAGAATGGGAAGCTTTAACTCAATTACAATTAGAACATGATGAATATTCCAAGATGATTATTCGTGATGTAAATAATTATATTGCAGTACATAAGAATGGTAAAGTTAAATGTAAAGGTGCATTTGAGTGGGAAGATTTACATAAAAAGAAAGTAGCAGTATTTCATAAAAACAAAAGTTTTCTAATTATTCCTAAAGCCATATATGCATATTTTGTTAATGGTATAAAACCTGAAGATTTTATAGAAGTGAACAATAATATATTTGATTATTGTGCTGGTGTAAAATCTAAAAGTGGTTGGTATTATGAAGCAAGAGCTGTAGAAAATGGTGAAGTAGTTTGTAAAAAACTACAAAAAATAGTTAGATATTATATTTCAAATTCGGGTTCAAAATTAGTTAAATGTAATCCAGATGGTCGTGAAATTCAAGTAGAAGCTGGCATATGGATGCAAAATGTCGTAAACAATTTAGATGCAACTGTACCATTTAATAGTTATGACATCAATAAAAAGTATTATCTAGATTCTATTTATAAAGAAATCAATCAAATAGAAAAATTAAAATCTAGAGGATACACACAACTTTCACTATTTTAAATTTACAAAATGCCTAAAAGAGTTTTAGAAGTTTCAGAAAATGAAGTATTAGATAATACAAGACATTCTATTATATCAAGTTTTATTGCAAATGCAAAAACTATTATAAACAATAAAAATTTTATTGTTTATAATACTTATTATAAAGTTACAGAAAACTATGATACAGTAGAAGTAGCTTATAACTTAGGATCTTATGGTTTTGTAAACAATCTATTTTTAATTTGTACTGTTTCAAATATAAAATCTTATAAATTTAAAGCTATAATCAAATGTGATAATTTGACATTTGGTAGTAGTTCAAAAGTATTTAGGAAGAACTTGACAGTAAATGATAGTTTAGATATGATTGGAACATTACTATTAAATGTTCCAAATGAAGTGGGTGCGTTAAAAAACTTTAACTATGCACTTGATATTAAAAAAATTACTAAAAAAGAAATTTCTGAAATAGTTGGTCATCTTTACTTTCATGAAGAAATTCTAACATCTTCTCAAATTAGTTTACTAAAAAAAGAATATAATTTGAGTTCAAGAATTAATACTTATTTAGATTTCTATAATAAGATTAGTATTGTTTTGGAATTATCACATCCAAATTCTTATATGAATAATCATTATATACTTTCTAACTTCTTTTTAAATAAGATTCTTGATTCTTATCCTAATGCAGAAACGGTTAGTGTAGAACCACAAGAAATAGCAGTTCAAAAAGAAGAAGAAGTACTTTTTGGTGTAAATTTTTTATAAGAAATTATGAGTAAAAGGGAGTTGAGTAATGATACTATTGGAGAACTTTTCATGAATGTATTACAACATATGAAATGTATTGAAATACGTATTGACTTTGCTAAAAATCTTACATCACAAAAACAAAAATACGCTCTCGATTTATCACTTAAAAAAATTAAATCGGCTATTGATAATCTTTGTGATTTATTAGGTGATAGCAGTATGGTTTTGAAAGTTAAAAAAGAACTTGATAAATCAGATATGGTATATGTAATGCTTCTCACTGAAAAGTTCTCTAATCTCACCCCAGATGAACTAGAGGAAATAGATGAGATACTAGAAGATTATATTAATAAAAAACATAAAACATGATAATTGGTGTATCTGGTTATTCAGGTTCTGGTAAAGACACTCTTGGTAATATCATTCTAAATCTCACTGCCAAAGAAAGATATGGATATTTAGAAAACACTTGGGAAATTAAAAAATGGGCAGGTAAATTAAAAACTATAGCTAGTTTACTTACAGGTATACCTGAATTCAAGTTTGAAGATCAGGAGTTTAAAAAAACTTATCTTCCTGAAGAATGGAACTACTATGCTATATCTCTTATAGATAATGGTAAATTACTTGTACAAAAAGGTAGATATACTACCAAAGAAGAAGCATATGCTTACATTCCAATGCTTAAAGAAATCTACGGTGAATTTAACATAGAATATGTAGTAGGTATGCGACAAATGACTGTAAGACAATTTCTACAAGAATTGGGTACTGACACACTTCGTGATAATTTTCATCCCAATACTTGGGTTAATGCTCTTATGTCTGATTATAAAGTAATTGGAGACACATTGCTAGAAGGTGAAGTCAGAAAAGTAAGAGAAGAAGATCTGATCTATCCTAACTGGGTAATTACAGACACTAGATTTGTTAATGAAGCAGAAGCTATTAAAAAAGCAGGTGGTATTGTTATACGTATAGACAGACCAGGATTTACTCCAATAAATGCACATCCTTCTGAAACATCTTTAGATGATTGGGATTTTGATTATAAAATAGCTAATGATATGGATATTAGTAATTTATCCAAAATCGTTGGTGATATTTTAAGAAAAGAAAAACTTCTTTGATGAATGAAAATTATACAAGATTTTACTAACTTGTATACAGATTTTTTTAACCCGAATACTATTCGTTATATATTTTAATACTATGAATATTTTACACTTATCTGACACTCATGGTTTTCATGGTACATTTCCAAATGAGAGATTTGAAAGTATTGATGTAGTAGTACATTCTGGTGATTGTTCTAATTGGATGGATCCATATAAAAATGAATCTGAAGTTAGAAATTTTATTGAATGGTATAAACAAGTACCTGTAAAACATAAGATTTATGTTGCAGGTAATCATGACACTAGTATTGAGAAAGGATTAGTAACTCCAGGAGACTTTTCACAATCTAATATTATCTATTTAGAAAACGCTGCTACTATAATAGATGGTATTAAGTTTTGGGGTTCTCCTCATACACCTACATTTGGACCTTGGGCTTTTATGAAAGCTCGTGAAAAGATTAATAGAGTTTGGGATACCATACCAGAAGATACTAATGTATTAATTGTACATGGTCCTCCTAAAGGTGTAAGAGACCTTAGTTTTGATAGATATGGAGAACTTGAAATGTGTGGATGTTCTGCTCTAATGAAAAAATGTGTCAAACTTAAAGACTCACTTAAATTAGTAGCATTTGGACATATTCATAACATGGATGGAATAGATACTAATCAAGGAGTATCTTATTATTCTAACATGTCTAATACTGTTTTCTCTAATGCTGCTTGTGTATATGATGGTAAATTTAATTTAGGACTCACCTCACATGGTAATATAATATCAATATGAATCGTAGAAATCTATCAGGTGTTTATATCTTCCATAAGTTTGAAGAAGATGAACGCAGAGAACCCACTTGTTTTGAAGACTGTCCAGAAACAAAACAAGATGAGTGGTTAAACTCACTAGATCCAGAAGCTGTAAAAAATGTAGCCAAACATCTTGCAAGAAAATTAAGATATATTGGTGATGAATTTGATTTAACAACTTAATTAATTCTTATGTCTTTATTAGAAAAAAACTGTTATAACTGTCAACATAAACAAGATATAAACTGGAGTGCACATATATCTTGTAGATTTTGTTGGCAAAATAAAAAGTATGTTACGTTTCCTCAAGGAACTGAATATGGAAAATCAAATGGATGGTATGATTTTCCATATGATTTTGATCCTGCATGGATGGAAGAAACCTGTCAATATCATAAACCAAAACCAATATAGTTATGAAAAAAGATCGTTGCGTACAATGTAATAGGGAAACTCAATTTGATGTAGATGCACATATTGACGAAAGAGGTGAAACTTATATTAGTGGTCTAGGTCAATTATGTTATAGATGTTATAAAGTAACCCTAGGTCAATTTGATAATAATAATGAGTTAATTTGCATTCCAAAGGAAACAATATTAGAAAAATCAAATGACTCCGAACTAGGTGAGATAGTTAGAAAAATGTTTTATGAAAGCAATACTAGAATTTAATCTTCCTGAAGACCAGGAATATTATGAAGAAGCATATAACGGAACGAAGTATTCTATTGCTCTATTTGAGTTTGATCAGTATTTAAGAACACAAATTAAATACAATGAACAACTCACCGATGAGCAGTACAAAGTGTACGAGGAAGTCCGTGAAAAACTATACCAGATTATTAATGATAACAACCTTTCAATTAAGTAAGATATGGTAAAAGTAAGTTTTGATTTTGATGAGACGCTTTCCAGAAAAGAAGTTCAAAAATATGCCGAAGAACTTATTGATCTAGGCATAGAAGTGTGGGTAGTTACCACCCGTTGGGATGAGAACCACAAGCATAGGTATGAACTTAATCCCACCCTAAATGATTTATGGGAAGTAGTTGACAGACTTGGTATACCACGTCATCATGTAAGATTTACATGTATGCAATGGAAAAGTATTTATCTAGATAAAACTAGTTTCATCTGGCATCTTGATGACAATCCAGAAGAGTTTATTAAAGCCAAACAATATGGATGCAATGTACCGATGATTAGTGTAAACAGCAACGGATGGATGATAAAGTGTGACAAATTATTAAATGAAGCTATTAATGCAATACACAATGGATCAAAAGAACACAGTTGAGTTATTAGGTTGGTATGGTGGTGACAAAGAACACGCTATGTCTGCATGGACAAGTACAAGTAGAGATTATGATAGTAAAAAAGATAGGATGCCTAACTTACTAAAAATGTTAGCATCTGAAGGTCATCACACTCCATTTGAAAAATCTACTTTACACTTCTTAGTTAACACAGATATTGCTACACACATTCACTTGATTAAACATCGGGTGGGTGTAAGTGTAAATGCAGAATCTGCTAGATACAAAGAACTCAAAGAAGACAATTTTTATGTTCCTCAAGATTGGTCTGAAACTTTACAACAAGATTTGATTGATTTTACAGAACAAGCAAATGAGTATTATCATAAAGTTTTAGAAATTCTTACACCAAAACTTGGACGTAAACGTGCTAAAGAATCAGCAAGATTTTTTAAGACATATAATTCTCAAATTGCAGCTGATGTTCAATTTAATTTTCGTAGTTTTATGCACTTTCAAAAACTAAGAAACTCTGAACACGCACAATTAGAGGTTAGAGAATTAGCTCAACAGATGCTCAAACTTGTACAAGACATTCCAAATAATCCATTTGAACAATCTTTAAAAGCTTTTGGTTATGACAGTATTTAATATTTTAGCAATTGTACTTTGGTTTGCTTCTTTAATTTTCTATCTTTTTCTTACTGTAAGAAATAAAAAAGTAGCTAATTTTAGAAGACAGATTATTGAAGAAGACTACCATGAAACTATGCATAATGTAGATAATGGTATTTTTTGAAAATGTAGATAATTACAGCAAATTACCATCTTATGGTCGAATGATATTCTCTTTCAAACCTCTTAAAAAGAAATACTGGTTATGATTTTAAGCGATAAAACAATTCTAAATGAAATGCGTTGGGGTAATATTATTATTGACCCCTTTGAACCCAAACATCTCAACCCTAACAGCGTGGATCTCACTCTAGCACCCTTGTGTAAAGTGTATGAAAGTGGTATACTAGATACTAGAAAACCCAATCCCACTGTAGAACTAACTATACCTGAAGAAGGTTATGTACTAGAACCTGGTCAAGTGTATTTATATGCTTGTAATGAACGTATAGGTGTTAAAGATAATATCAGAGCTAAAGTGGAAGGTAAGAGTTCGTTAGGTAGACTAGGATTGTTTATACATGTCACTGCAGGATTTATAGATACAGGTTTTGAAGGAAGTCTTGTACTAGAATTAGTAGCTACTAGACCTGTAAGAATCTATCCTAACATGAAGATATGTCAAGTGGAGTTTGCAAGAGTAGAGGGAGAAATCTTAGAAACCTACGATAAAAAATCTGGCAGTAAGTATATGAATCAAACTGGTGTACAAGAATCATTAATGCATAAAAACTTTAATGCTGATGGGGGATACTAAATCTTGTAGGCATTGTGGTCAAGATAAACCCTTAATAGAGTTTGCAGAAAGAAAAGACTCAAAAGATGGTAAAAGAGCACAATGTAATCAATGTAGAAAAATAAAAACAAAAGTTCATATTGCTACACCTGTAGTAGAAGAACCTATTGTTTATTTTGAACATGATCCTTATTATCAATTCTAGACAATGAAAAAAGCACTCTATCTTGATGATCAACGTACTCCAACAACAACTCTTCCTGGTTATGAACCTTGGTATGTAGTAAGAACCTATGATGAGTTTGTTGAATGGATTATAAATAATGGTATACCTGATCTTATTTCTTTTGACCATGACTTAGCAGATGAACACATAAAAGACTATACTAGTCAAGTGGGTTTATATGGATTTCAATATCCCACCTATGAAAAATATGAAGAAAAAACAGGTCTTGATTGTGCACGTTGGTTAGGAGATTATGTCCAGCAAAATAATATTCAACTTAAATCTGTATCAGTACACTCTGCTAATCCAGTGGGGTCTAGTAATATACAGAGTTACATAAACGGTCTTAAAAAACATATGGGTGAACAACCTGATTGTTTTTTAATGAAGCATCCCTTTGAAGTTGTAAAATAGTGATTATGAATTTAAATATTATGATTTTTGATCCTTCCTATTGGATCTTTAGTATTGGTCTATCTTTTAATCGTTATGAAGAATCAGACGGTACTAATGAATGGGTAAGAAGAGAAATAGATTTAGGTCTATTAATATTATCTGTTAGGATCGATTGGATCTTAAAATTTAAACCTGTGGACGCTTAGTAGAAAAAGGGAGGATTAATTTCCTCCCTTTTATTTTACTATCTAACATTATCAAGTTTCTTCTCGTAATAAAGTATCCTATTGTAGTTATTAAGTATTGGTATTGCCTTAGTAACTTTTAAGAATGTTCTTTCTTCATCATACAAAGGTTCACCATTTTCATCTTCTTCTATACCTGCTTGTCCTGCAGGATAGTGCCATAATACTGCTTTAACTGCTTCTTTTAAATTTACTAAAGATGTAAAAGAAGGTATAACTTGTGCTGTTAAACTTTCAAAAGATGTTACATCAAAATAGTAAAGCATATCTCTTTGTAATAACTTCATCTGATTTAAAGTAATATTCCAAGTTTTTTTCTCATCATCATCATCTGGTGCCATTGCTTTTGCAGCTAAATACAATATAGTCATAGTCATAATAGCATTTATTTCAGCAAATGCTTTACGTAAATTTTCACGTTCTAGTTCACTCATATCACCCACTTCTTTTGAAAATCTTGCTTTCAACATAGCTTTTATTGCTTTACCTATACCCTCATCAAACGCTTTAACAAGGAAAGTACGCATATATCCCTCTATTTCTCTACCTAAAAGTTCATCATATTTTTTCTTTTCATATCTATTAGCAAGAGTTTCAGGTAACCAGCTCTTAAATAAAAACAACATTCTTCCAAGTACACTTTCTTTTACTTTCACAGATGTTCTATTAGTAGAAAGACCATGTAGTTTTTTACCCACTTGACCCACTCTCAACATAAAGTTATTATACAACTCATCAAAACTTTGATTACCATTTAATTCAGGATTGTATTTGCCATACTTCTCTTCATTAAATTCAAGTTTATTATTTAAAGCTTTGTACAAACTTATAGTTTCACCATTCTCTAGTTTTATTTTTTGATTCAAACCCATAGCTACTGCTGTTTGACTCTTAAACAAAAAGTCAGTACTCTTCATTAGAGTGTAAGCATTAGGTAAAACTTTTTTTATTTTATCTATTGGTGTCTCTTTGCTTAAAACACTTGCACTAAACATTCCATCTTCACCCTCAACAATACCAGTATCAGCCATAAACTTTAGTAACTTCTCAGACTCTTCAGAAACTATTTGACCCTTGCTCCAAAATTTAACAATAGAATCTTTAATTAAAAAAGTAGCTTTGGTTAGTTCACTCTTATCAAAATCTCTACCACCTACAGCATGTATCATATTATTTACACCACCGATTGCTAAGTTTCTTAGTGCTGAAAATGGTTGTAAAGCAAGTGCTATAAGACGAGAATATTTAACACTACTGTCACCCATTGCTGTAAATGAAATACTCCTTCCTCCCAAGTTATTATACTCAGATTTCTTTTCATAAAGCTGCTGTAGTTTGGTACCTCTATCTAATTCATTTGTATTTTCATCATCAATTTCTTTTCTAAGTTGTTTTATCTCTTCTTCTAATACTTTAGCTTTTTTATATTTTTCAGATTTATATCCTACAAAAGGTATAAGTTCGGCAGCATGATAAAACTTACGTCCTTTTAAAACTAGATTATCAGGTTTATTAGCTATTGCATAAAAACTTTTTCTCACTTCATATTCAACCATTGCTTGAAGATTCTTAGGTGCTTCTTGTTTTACAACTTTTTCACCAAACTCATTTTCTTCATTCTTAACTTGTGTCTCTTTGACTATCTCACTTATTGTATCAACATAGTCTTGCACTTGAAGTTTATGTTTATATATTAAACCCATATCACTAAACATCTTCATCATTGTGACCATGTCTTTTGATCTTTGTTCAATAGGTACAACTTCATTTATAAACTTAGATTTTAAGTTGTAAACTTCTTTACCAGTTGCTGGATCCACTACAGAATTTCTTTCATACTCTATAGTTGTAAACATATCCATTATCCAATCCATATTAGTAACAGTACTTTTAAGATTATTAATACCGTACTCTTTGGCTAATTTTTCAGTGATAACAGGTAAGAAATTACTTTGCAAATCTTCAACTTCTTCTTCAGGAAAATTAGCAAGATTGTCTTTTATAAGATCTTTAAAGAAGTTATAGAAATTATATAACAATGGATCACTTGCAATCCTCGCAAAGTTTTCATCATAATATTTTGAATCTACACCATCTACTATTTTCTTAGCAACTTTAATAGTATAATAAGAACCCTTGTAAGCATATTTTGCACCTACAGGTTTTTTCATTTGCTCAATATACTGCAATGGATCGTGTTCATCTTGCCATTGTGTTAATAAAGAATTTATATATTCATCAGTAGTCATACCTGCAGGTGGTAGCATCCTACCATTTTCAGAATCTACTTCTAATGATAATCTATAACGTTCTTTTGCATCCTCATATTTAGAATAAAGTCTCTTAGCTTCTTTTATAATATCAGCTATTTCATTATTTGTAAATCCAAGTTGTTTCACTTCATCTATTACAGCTTGACGTTGTTCATCTGTGTAATCATTTTCTTTTACAAAAGGAGATGAATTAAATAAAAACGTGTTATTAGATATAAAAGCATTATAATTATCATATGCTTTTCTTCTTAGTTCATAGTTATCACCTGATTTCTCAACATCACTTTTTAAAATAAGTCGTGCAACTCTCATTTTATCGTAATACTGCTGAGAGTAACGACCTACTAATCCTAGTGTTTTTTCTTTAGCATTGTTAAGTTGTTCTTTAAAGAATATAGAATAACCATTTTTAACTATTTCTGGATGGTTTTTTACTTTGTTATATTCTTCATCAATAATATCATAAATTCTATTATGATCTTTAGAGATTTCTAAGTTAGCTTTTTGTATAATCTTGGCAAGTATATTTATCAAAGGAATACCTGTACCAGTTATATCTCTTGTGTAACTACTAATAATATCTACATCTGGCAAACCTTTAAGATAGTTATACAGATCATTAGGATTTATTTGTTTGCTTTCAGTAGAATATTTTTTAGCAATTAATTTTATTGATAAGTCTACAAGTCTTCTGTTTAAGTCAAATGTTCTACTGTATATTTTTTCTACCAATGATTTATCTTCAGAAAGCAAATCTTCATATGTTTGAAGACCTAATATTCTATTTATATTTTTCCATGTTTCGACTGCTTTATATGCAATACGAATTTGACCCATAGTAGCTTTCTCACTATTCTTCAATACATCTTCAGCCATATCCAAATCAGATTCAGCTGTAATAAACAAATACTGAATTGAGTTTTGATCTTTTAAGACTTCCTTTTTTTGAATTGAGTCTTTAATAATATCGTTAAAATATTTAGACCTTATTGTTTTTTCTTCAAAACTTAATTCACGATTACTATTAGCTTTATCCCTTTGTTTTCTTGCTTCTTTAATCCTAAAGTTAAGAATATCAATCACTTTCTTAACTTGACTTTGAAGACTTACAACTTTTTTAGTTGCTACAGATTTAAAGAATTGTTCCTTTGTTTGTCTAAATTTTCCTAGATTATAAATAGATCTAATCTCCCCTCTCTTGTTTTTAATAACTTTTACTCCGTTATAGTTTACAATCTTAGGCTCATCATTTGTAGTTGTCCAATCCCCATACCAACTTTTAAAATCGTTGGTATACATATTAGCATATAATCCTAATGCTATTTCTTCTGCATCATTAGAGTTATATATTATTTTACCTACATACTGATCTAGTGATTGAAAAACATTAAAAGAAACATCATCAGGAATTCCATTTTTAACTACATCATTTAATATTTCATTATATGCTGTAGATTTTGTTTTACCATCTGATAACAAAACATCAGTTATAACATCATTAGATCTCTTAACTTGACAAGCCATGTTTTATGATTTACATTGATTTTCTAAATAAAATTCATTTGGTAGTTCTGATCTTACAAACTCATCTGTTCTTACAGACTTCAATATATTTTTAAAATCAGGTTCAATAAAGTTTTCTTTTGGTTCACCTATTCTATCTGTAACAATATAAAGTTTTTCTCTAGCACGTGACACTGAAGTATACATGGATTGAGCATATGATTTAGGAGTTAAAACATAATCACCATTATTACCTTGAAAAACATGTTTTCTTATATTTTCTTCATTTACAAATACATGATTATATGTTTGTCCTTGAACCTTATGTGAATTAACTATATATCCATGTTCAACATTCATAAACTCAGGATCACTTTTGAAAGAATAATAATTTTTAAATGGTATAAATACATTCTCATTTCTACCATCTTTTATTAAAAATCCTCTAGTCATCCTACCATTTACAGAACTTTCAGCGACATTGCTATCATTAAACTGCAACATGAATTTATAATCAGGTAAAAAGAATGATACAATATTTTCTCCAGTATTAACTGTTAAATTTTTTCCTGGAACTTCCAATTTAAAATCTTTTCCTACATTAAATATTTTATTTTTAGGAATAGCTGATTGTACTACTAATCTTTGATTACCTGATATCTCTATATTCTCTCCTGTATTTACATCTTTTGTAGCAAAAACAGGTATTTTAGATATTATTATATCAGATTCTACAACAAATTCTCCAGAAATAAACTTACTACCTAAAAAGTCTTTACGTACTTTAAAACTTTTTTCAATTGTGTTTTTATGATTTTCATTGTTGTAATGAATGTAAACTGCGTTCCTTGGATTTAAAGGATCTCTTTTTAAAGTATTAACATATCTTTCAAGCATCTGATTATCATTACTACTAAATAAAATATTAGCAGATGTTTTTGTATGATCAGCTTTCAAGAAAGATTGTGGAGAAAGTTGAGTATTATAAGAGTTAATATTTTTTTCTAGATTTTCATTATAGTAATCAATACCTCTCCTATACAAAATACCCAAATCTGTAATATCTTGATTCTTAGTTCTTTCTACTTTAATTAAACCTACACTCTTATCTTTTTCTTTCATTAAATTAATTGCCCAACCATCTTTATCATTTATTTCACCTACAGGTGGTATTTGTGCATAATCTCCCATAAAAAGAAACAAAGGAGATTCTTTACCAAGAAGACCTTTTCTTTCTTGTATTCTTAATTTTAAAGCTTCAATTTCTCTTGTACCAATCATTGAAGATTCATCAATAATAACTATATCATCTTTAAAAATTTTAGGAAGTAGTCTTTCGTCTAATTCACCAGTTTTTTTATCTTTAAACTCATCAATATCAATTAATACAAATTCTTCATTACCATATTTATCCATTTTAGGTCTTATACCAAGATATGATGCAAAAGTTGCTGCAGATTTATTACCTGCTCTTTTTAATTCATTTTTTGCAGTGTGTGATGGTGCACAGTAACCAATAGATGCATTCTTTAATTTTTGTATTTTTGATGTTGCATTACCAATACATGCTGTTTTACCAGTACCACCAGGACCATACAACAAGAAAGAATTCGTAAACAAATCTTGAGTTGTCACAGTTTTAGAAAGATGTTCTACAACAGCATCAATTGCAATTATTTGTTGTTCATTAGCTTTAAATTGACCATTAGGTGTAAGTAAAGTATAAGGATCTCCTTTTTTATTACCACTGTCTTCACTTGGAGGTTTAACACTAGGTTCATTAGGATCACCTGATAAATCATTATCATCACTATGATCTTGAATATCTGGTTCTGTAATAACTCTTACAATGTTATCAATACTATTTTTAAGAACAGAATTATTTATCAAATCAATACCTAATGTTTTTGCAAGTGATTTAAACAGATTAGCTAACAATTCTTTAAATCTTTCAAATACACTTTGATTTTTAATTTCATCATATAATGTATTATTCATTTTCATTTGAAATGCTCTATCAGTCATCATCATACTTACAAACTCATCCATATTTGTTAATCCATAATACATAGACTTTTCATAAGATGAAAGAGAGGCATCATTGTCTTTTAATTTTTCAATGATTTCTAGAAGTTTAGGTCCCTCATTAGGATTACTTAAAATCTTAGTTCTAACATCATTAAACATATTCTCTATGTTCTTAATAAAAATTAACTGATTTTTATTAAGTGTAACCTTGTCAGTTCTATATCTCTTTAAAAGATCCTGTGTTAGTTTATGCATTAATTCATGCATAATAACAGTTTCAATATTATCAGTTTCAGATAACTTAGGATTATCTTTTCTTGCTAAAACATGATTTATTTTTATTGAACCATTTATATATGCACCTGGATGATTTATCTTATCAGTTAATTCTATAACTGTATTCTTAATATCAACTTGTGCATCTGCAAGTAGTTTAATAAAGTTTTTATAAAAATTGTTACTTGTAGTTTTGTATAAACTATTTAAAACACTACTTAAAGTGTTTTTACCAAATACATTAAATATTCTATTTAAAACTATATCGTTTTCAAATGAGTATTGACTAGTTGTTACACCTACACCAAATATACCAGCTAATCTATCATCAGTGGGTACGGGAGCATCCAGTTGATCTAAATACAATTCTGATTCATCATCTGCATTTTCAACAGAAGACTCTGGTTCTGTAGGTACAAAATCATCTTGTATTTCTAGATTTTCTTTTAGACTACTTACATCATCTCCTGGATTAATATATTGACTTGCTACACTATATAATTCTGGATCTTTATTATTTACCAAGTCTGCTAACAAATCAGCATGAGAATAATATCCACCTTCTATCACTGTACCATCAAGATTTTCAAGACGAGATGGTTTGTAATATAAAAGTTTCTTTCCATCAAGATTACCAGATATTATTTGTTTTAATATCCATTCTCTTTGTTTTGGATATAAGTCAGTATAATGTTTTCCTAATAACCAGTTATAATAATAACTTAAAGCTTGTTCGTCATTATTAACTTTTATTAACTTATCATAGTTTGCATTAGGTCTTACAGAACCAACAAATGGATTACCAAAATGCTGATCTGTATTGTTTTTTCTCATTACATTTACACCACTATCAGAATATACAGGTAAACTTTTAACACTAGAATAAGAACTAAAATCTTCAACAGTTGTCAACTTAGTTGCCACTTTATTTCTTAACGAATCTGCTAATGCTATAATAGCTTTCTTATCACCATTATCATCTTTCCATTTCATAATATCTCCTGTTCTTCCAGATATTATAGCATTTCTTTCATTAACTACATATTTATTATTTCTATAGTTAACTACTACAGCTCTTCCTTGTTTTACAGCTGCATTTGCAAATATTTTATTTCTATCTCTAGATGCAGTTTTAAATACTTCTTCGTTTTTTTTATTAAAGATTTTATCTCCAATAATTGTATATGTTTGTTTAGTTTTACCAACAGGCGTATAGTCTATAGTAATAGCACCTTCCTTTTGAGCTATTGTATTAGACTCAGTTGGGGGTGTTTGTTTATTAACTAAATATTGTTCACCTAATTCTACTGCTTCTTTTAAAGTATCTATGTATTCTCCAATAATACCATCTTCAGAATCTTCTACATCATACTGATTATTAATAAGCATAATATTTACTCCCTTCTCTTTCAGTATATTAGTTCTGTCATTTAAATCTTTTTTTTCATCAGACTCTGATAATTCAGGAGAAGGTGGTGTACCTATACCAAAAATAAAACCTGCATCCATTGCTTCAGTACCCTCTGGTGCATCAAAATCATAATCATCATAATTTATTTCATCCCCACTACTTAGTTCACCTTCATAACCATTTTCCATATCTTGAATATCTGGACCATCACCAGGTAGTTCAGGTACAGTACCATTTATAAAGTATTGTGATAGATCTTCTGGTTGATTATTTTTTATAGCATTTCTTTGAGGTACAGTTAAGTTATTAAATATAAGAGATACTACATTGGGATCTCCCATTGAATATTCTGTAAAACCACTTTTAGTAGTACCTAATGTATTTATTCTTTTATAGTTACCAACATCAGAGTTTGATTTATCTCTCTCGTATAAAAATACTATACCAGATTCTGAATCTGTAAACGATAGATAATCAGCAAACTTTTTACCATATCCTTCTGTTTTAATTCTATCTACCAAAATAGCTTCATGTCTAGGGTCATTTCTATCTATTGTAAAAGCTTCAAAGTTTTTTAAACTATTTACAATATTATATGGCAATGAGGTAGCCATATCAGGGTTGTTTTGTATAAATTGTTTATAGAAGTTATCCTTGTTTTCATATAACATAGTAGGAAGAACATTTATACCTTTTATAAAATCTTCATCTGATATAAAATATTCTATAGGAATAAACTTACCAAAACTTGTACTTGTCTGATTAGCTCCAGTTATAAAAGAATATAAAGCTAGATCTTTTGCTATTTGTATTAACTCATCATTGTTACTGAATATAAGACTCAAAAATCCTTTGTTGTTTTCAAGTTCATCAATATCACCAAAAGGATTATTATAAAGTACTTGACTAGTACCACCTTCTGTAGTGGATATATTAGTGTTCAATCTTCTAATAAAATAGTTCTCTGCTAACTCTGGATATTTAGTTTTAGCATTTACTATTCTTTGAGCTAATGAAGGACTTTCTTTTGTTTCTTGAAGAAGTCTTCTTCTTTCTTCAGTGACATCATCAGTTATATCTAAACTTGGACTTGAATATAGATAAGATCTAATTGCTTTAAACAGTCTACTATTTATTTCTATAAATCTTTGTTTACCAACACTTCTTTTGTCTATCTTTCTGCCGTTAAAGATTAAACTAGAAATATTAAAATATAAAGAACTAAAGTGTAATGGAAACAATTGTCTGTATAAATCTTCACCTAGCATCAAAGATCTTTCAATACTATGACCTATCTCTCCTTTAGGACTAGAAATATAGGTTCTACCTACAGCTTCATCATACATCACTTCACCCGCAAGCTGTTCGAGATTTAAAAACTTCTTATTTTGATTTAAGTTTCCTAACTTATTTAAGTTACTCATTAATTCAAAAACACTACTACCAATACCCTTGGTGTATATATAAGAAGCTCCAATTATACCTGTAAGCTCACCACCTAAATCATTAAATCTTACAAACAAATCAAGTAGGTCAATTTGTTTTTCAGCAAACTCATTTAACCTCTTTCTTAATTTAGCTTTTTCAATAAGATCTAAAGATGGGTCATCTACAAGTTTTTGTATATTTGGTATTTCTATACTCTCTTTTAAAAGATCTAAAAGATTATTTTGACCAAATAATGTAGGAGTTCTTTTAAGTGCATTTAAAGGATCTTTAAGTTCAAGAACTCTATCTTCAGACATCATTTTATAATACTTATCTTTTAGTTCTTCAATTATAACATTTCTTGAATCAGCTACATAAGTACTAAGACTATCTCTTGATACTTGGGTTTTAGAAACCCACTCTTCTATTATAGGTTGTTTAAAAAATCTAGTTGCAAATTTTATACTTAATATACTATTACTATCATCAGAAAGAGCTATCATCGCAGTAATAGCTGGCATAACTTCTTCTGCCCAGTTAAATCTATAAAGATTTTTATTTTTAGCGTTATCCACTGATTCAGAAAGTAATATTGAGTTGTTATCAATCTTTGTTCTCACTGAATCTTCTAGATTACCTTTTTTATCTTTTTGCTTTACAGTTGTTTCACCTGCTTCTGTTATCTTAGTAAGAGACATCACTTTATTGTTTTCATCTAAGACATCAATAAAGTCTTGTACCACCTCCTCGTTTTCATCCACTCTAGCAATTACTATTTGTTTATCTTGATTATCTGCAAGAAAAGATCCTAATGATGCAAATATTCCCACACCTGCTTTACCACTTCTGTTATCATTAAAGATTTTAATTTGTTCTTCAGGATCCATAGGAAGATAACTATCATCAGAGTCATATAAACCTAATTTCTCTAGTTCTGCCACTTCATTTTTAACATCATCAAAATCAATAGATTTTGTAATCTTTTCAAATGCTTTTGGATGTGTTAATACTTCCCAATGAATATCTCTATATAACTGATGTAATTGATCATCTGATAAATCTGATAAACTAGTCCAGTCACCTTTGTACTTATCTAAATTATAAGATACAGTTTCAACACCTATTATATTTTCAGTTTTAAGCTTTCTTTTATTTTCTTTAAGTTTAGCTATTTCTTTTTTAGCTTTTTCTTTATTTAAAAGTTGCTGTTGCTGTAATATTAAATACTGTTCGTTATTAATAGACTTCAGATTTTCATAAAGAGCTTCAATAACATTGTCAATCTTATCAATAATTTTTTGCTTACGAGATTTTTCTTTCTCGCTTATATTCCATTTTAACTTACTTATAATTGCATTCTTATCTTCTTTTAATTTCTTGATTTCAGTTTGATCAGCACTACTTAAGTAATTTTTAAACAATTCAGTGTTTGTATTTTCTAATTGATTCTTGATGTTTAATATACTCTTGTCAATTTCAATAAGAGATTTATTAATATCAGATGAGTATTTAAACTTCATTGTACTTAAGTATGCATAAAGTTTATCTACGTCAAAATCAGAACCCATTTGTTTTGTTATACCATTGGGTACAACTACTGTATTCTCCATATAAGAAGGAAGAAATCCTACCACCTCAATAGGTAGCATAGAAGACAAACCTTGGTTAGGAATACGTGAAGCTACTAGTTGGAACATCTCTTTACTAAATTTACTAGTATCAAGCATCTTCCTATTAGTTTTAGGATCGGTAATCACAAACTTTTCTAAGTCTATTAAATTACCTTCATCATCTGTAATAAATTGACTAACAATAACTTGTGCAGCTTCTATTTTTCCAGCTGTAATATTACCATTTGAATCAATACTATCTTGTGTCTTTCTTAAATATTCCAAACCTTTTTTACTATCATATCCAGGAAGCCATATTATTTCATTCTTGGTTTTTTTAGTTAAGTCAGAAAATTCAAATTTATGATTAACACCTGTCACCTGTACTAATGAGGTACCAGGATTCTTTAACTGCACTACTTTATTTACCAATGAGTTTATAAGACCTTCAAACTTCTCACCCCTTTGCATCATATACAAAGGAATAATAAACTCTCCATTCTTTCCTAACTTAATAGACTCAATATCATTAATAGAAAAGTTCCTTTCAATCGCCTCTTCTTTTAGAAGTATCTCTAATGCTTTCTTATTTTTAAAAGTAAAGTTTCCTTTTTTATCTACAGTTACTCCTAGTTTTGCAAGAAGTTCATTTTTAGAATTCTCAAAAAGATTGATACGTACATTCTCTTTTAGATTTTTTAAATCTTTACCAGATAGTTGTTTATTAGAAATATAAAAATCACTTACATCAAGTAAACCTTCAAACAATACACGATTAGCTTGTGATATATTTCTAATCTCTTCTTTTTGTCCAGGTATTTCTTGCTGTGTACGTAGACCTTCTCTACTTAAAGTTTGTTTACTATTGTCAAAAGCTTTATCATTAGGTCTAACAAATTTACCTTCTTTATCAAATAACTTTATTACTTCACCAGGTTGTCCAGTTTTTTTAGCTGTTTTAAAATTACCTGATCGTATTTCTTTTTCATGAAAATATTTAGCTAAATCTTCTAAAGGTGAATTAGCAATTACTTCAGGAATTAAAGGATAAGTAGAAGACTTTACATAGTCTATCCTATTAAAGTTATTATTTACATCAAAATCATTTGTATGAACAGGTTTAGTTGGTTGTAGTACAACTTCTTTTTCTCTTGGAGATAAAGTTATTTGTCCATCTTTAGAAGCTAGAATTCTATCAGTAATACTTTGCCATATATCTAAAGGTATTCTTCCTTCACTCATTAATCTATCTATATGCTCTTGTAATGTTATATATTCCTGAGCATCTGTAGATTCAATACCATTAAACAATTCTGTATCTAATATAATATCTTCTATAGTTACTGCATAATATGAACTCCTATCTACAACATCACCTTTCTCATCATACCATGTCCAGTTACCCTGTGATCCAGGTGCAATAAACATAGCAGCACGTTTAGAGAATTCATCCATTGTAGATTTAACTAATGTAATCTTCTCTTTGAGTGTTAATTGAGTAATGTTTTTACCTTTAACTATAGGATTTTCTTTATAAAACAAAGCAGGATCAGCACCAAGTATTTGCATTGCAGTCACCTGACTTCTTATATAATTAAATTTAAATTCAGCAACACCGTATATAAGTTTCTGTATATTAGACAAATTAAGAATCTCATCTTGTGCTAAGTATTTAGCACTAAATGCTTTATCTAAAACTAAATTTATTTTACCATCTTCACCTTGAACTTTTGTTACTAAATTTAACCTTATTAATTTCTTTATTGTTGAAGTGATTTGTTTTTTGAAGACATCAGTAATAAGACTTTTTATATAAGTCTTATCTTCATCTGATGGCATCTCACCATTAAACATTCTATCTCTTATTTCTTCCATCCTAGCACCATCTTTATCAAGACTGCTTTTATTTAGTATTGGAAATAAATAAAAATATTGATAAGCTTTATCAAAATTTGCTTGAATTTTCTGAGTACTATCTGATTTTAATTTTTTAGAATAACTAACAATACGATTTATTTCAGATTCAGCTAAGTTGTATAATTCATTTTTCAAGCTGTTCTGAATTTCATAGTAGTCATCTAAATTGGTAGTATCAACAGGAGATGTAACAAACTGAATATCTTTTGAAGATCTGTTTTGTTTAGCATCATTAAGTTTATACTTAGTTAAATTAATAATAGGTACGGTGGTCTTATCAGATAAAGTGAATAAATTATAATGACCACTGTTAGCTCCTTCATTTTGATGTTTTTGAAGAGCTTCAAACAACTGTTCTCTTTCAGATTGATTCTTACGAACAACGGCATCTTTGTTTTTACCGCTCTTCTTCATACTATCTGCATATGTAAATTCTAATACTACATTATTAGTATCTTCTTTTTTAGATTTATTATATGCATTTAAATAATTTGAAGTACTAGCAAACGCACGAGTTAAAACCTTATCAATAAAACCACTATTATACTTAATCTTCTTTTTTACTTGTTCTAAATATGTAGGATTGATAAAAGCATAAATAGATTTGTTCTCACCATTTCTAGAAGAACCTGTGTGATATCTGTTAGGAGTAAACTTATAATATATTTCAGCTAGTTTTTTAAAACTACTAGACTGATCTTTCATTGCATTATTTACGTCTTCGTATAGTGTTTCTGATTTTCCTGATGATGGTTTATTATATTGCTCTACCAATATATTAAAGAAGTTATTTGGTAGAAACATTTGTGCAAAGTTCATATTCAAATTATTCTTTGCAAAACTTTTAGAATTAGCTTCACTTTCTAATTCATCTATCATTTGGTCAGTAAACTCAATACCAATTTCTGATAAGAATTGTTTTACCCACGCTTTCTTTTCATCCATTGATCTGCTTTGTCTAGCAGTTTCTATAGATTTTTGAAACTCTTTAGCTTTATCATTATCAATTATGAGCTCACCATTCTTAGTGGTTACTATGTTAGAATTCTTTTGTTGCTCTAACCAGTCGTTATATATTTGAAGTATAGTAGAATTCCTGTTTGATTTTATTATTTCTGTTTTAACACCACCAACACTATCATCCCATTTAACAAGAGTTTGTTCTTGATAAGCTTTATTTGCAAATGTTAAAATCTCCTGTAACAATTGTATATTGTTAGTAGCTTTTAAATTTGCAAGTTGCTTTTTAACCTCTAATAAATAAGGTCTGTATTTAGATCTGTTATCAAGTTCACTTATAAAATTTTCAAAGTTTATTTTTTCTAACTCCGAACCTATCTCTAAAAAATTCTCAACAATGTCATCATAAGGTACATATTCTTTAATACCTAATGAATTCATTTTATCAGATGGTATTCTAGCAAAAAATAACTTTACACGTGTACTAGCTGTATCACGAGGATTCATCATAAAAGAACTACCATCTTCAAAAGTTTCCATGATAGTTCTTTCATCTTCTGTTACATTTTCAGAAGACATACCCTCCTCAACTAAATTTTTAAAATATGCTTCATCAAGTTTTAACTCTTGAAACTTACCATCTCCCTCACTTACATTAAGACCATACTTTCGTAAGTTTATCTTAACCTTTTGTTTAAATCCTTCAAAGTTATCTATGACATTTGTAAATATATCGTAACGTTCTTTTATATCAGCAACTGTTGAAACGTAGTTTAATTCTTTAAACTTGTTTGTATATTCAGGTCTAGATTTAGCAAGTTGAACTTTTTCATCAGTATCTAAACGTGAAAGCAAATAGTCATATATTTTTTTAGATACTTCAAACTTTGCTAATGTTTTTAAGAAAGCATCACTAGGTGTTAACTTTATTTCCATACTTGGTTTTAATACACCAAGTTGATCAAGTACATCAGTTGTAATACTATTTATAAATATGTTTTCTTGATATGGACTAAACAAATCAAGATTTACAAATCTACTACCTGCTTCTTTTTTTAATACTTCTATTGTCTCATCTATAGATCTAGTACGAACAGACATTAAAGCACTAGAAGCATCTACTAGTTTCAAAAGTTCTTTCTCACTATATTGTTTTCCGTTAAGTACGTATTTACAGCTCATATTACTTACATATTTTTTTAACGTCTTTCAAATTATTTGTACGAATGCTAAAAGGAGGTTCACTATCATCTATATCACCAATACTTGATGCAGACTCTCCAAAATTGATATCTAAATCTAGCAAACCTGTAGAAGCATCTGTTTTGGTTTGTTCTTCAGATATACCCATAACACTATTCACATAAGATGGAATATCACCTTGAACATAAGTAACTCTACCATTATAATCTAATTTAACATTTGATAAATCAAAACCAGGTAACAATATCTTGTTTTGATCTTTTTGAATTTTAGCTTTATTAGAATCTGCAATTTTACTCATATCTTCTTTACTTGTAATAGTGGAAAATATATTTAAGAAACCATTTTTGCCAGTTGTATAATGACTCAAAGCATCTGCTGTAGATACAATTTTAACTTCTATTGGCAAGTTATCAATTTTTTCAGTCTTAACCTTATCCATCAACTCTAAATTTTTAGAGAGTTCTTTAATCAACTCATTAGAGAATCCCATATTCTTTAGAATTGGTTCAATGGTTTGATAATGAGTTTTAGTTTCATTATTTAAAGCTTTGGCTAAATCATGAGTGTATACCATAAGCTTTAACATATTGGGATCACCGCCATATTTAGAAGACAAATCATCAACAATAGCTTCTACTACTTTTAAATGATGTTCAACATACCAATCTTTGTGATCTGGTCTTTCTTTAAAACCAGTGTTGTACATTTGTTTAAGATCAGTTATTTGAACTAAGTTTATAGGTTTATCAAGAGGAGCTTTGTTAATCTGACTATCTATTATATCTTTTACCTGTGCTATATATCTAAATTTCCCTGTTAAGAAATTAGTAATAAGATCATCGTTGATTCCTAACTTATTAAGATTACCATTACGAAATGAATTTACAAATCCTTTTACAGTTTTCAATCTATCACTTTCATCTTCTATATTCATATAATCTTTTAAAAGAAGAGACAGATCTTGTAAGACATTTTTTGTAACAATTAAGTCATTTTGTACATTGGATTTTTTAGTACCAGCTTCTTGTGCATCTAATTGTATTTTAAATTCAGAAGTAAGATATTTAGTAACTATCTTCATTTCAGACATAGACATGTCTCTTAACTTTTTACCAGCTTTTAATTCTTTATAAAGTTCTTTTGCTATTTCGATATCATACTTACGATCAATTTCATCTATTATCTTAGGTGCTAATATTGCAGCATTATATTGTTCTTTAGTTATCTTTGAAAGTGCTGGATCATTTCTTAAAGCATCAGTAGATATATTTATTTGTTTTTCAGCATAAGCATAAGTATTGTCTATATTACTTTTAAAAGTTAAAGTGGCTATAGTATTATTATCACCTTCATAAAAACCCTGTATTAAAACATATGGAGCTTTTTGTTTTATTTCTTCTTTTCTTTTGTTTTCTATATTAGTTTTAGTATTTGTAGAAACAGGAGCTGTAGGTGCTGCAGGAGCAGGGGGAGGATTAGTTGTAGTAGTTTTTTGTTCTAAATCTTTTAAGTTATTATCATTAGGAGTATAACTAAAGTTTACAACAGGATTAGCAAAATGTACATATGGACTATCAGGATTAGATGGATCAACAGGACGACCTTTTTCTATATTAGTTTCAAGTATATTCATAATATACTCGTTATAGGTCATTGGTTTTGATTTTACAACTTGTTTTTTATTATTATCATATGAAAGAAATTGCATTTTTACATTTGAATTAATACCATTTGCTGTATCTGAACTTGCCTTTACTGTATAATAAAGACTTTTTAATTTTTCCTGTAATTGTTTAGATTTATCACCAAATCTAAATTCTTTTAAACTTTCTATATATAATATATCTTTAGGTTTTGTTTTATCCTTTACTACCCAAACTACTAATTCTCCTGTAGGAGTAATGTTCATTTGACCTGTTCCTTCTTTTAATAAAGGATTATAATCTTTTTTGTTAGATCTAAAAGTTACATAATCATTTATATAATTTTTTAAAATATTGAAGTCAATATTAAATTTTTCATCATACTCATTACCGTATGCTGCATAAATTGCTTTTACAACATTTTTATATTTTTCTAATTCAGCACCAGTCTTACGAGTTTCTGTTTTATTATTTAGTTCATGAAAAGCAATCCACCCTTCTATAATTAAATTAGTATGTTGTTCTGCTAATTTAGGAACAGAAGCAAAACTAAATAATTGTTTTTCAGTGGGAGTGTCAATAAAGAATACAGGAAAACCTTCTATATTTTTAAGATTTTTGTTTCCAATAAAATTATCTGGATCTAAAGTTTCATTAGTACCCACTCTAATTTTTCCACCTTTAATAATTCCTAGTTTAGTTTTAGGATGTAATACTTGAGATAATTTATTTAAATTTCGTTTTCCTCCTTCACTCTCATCTAGTCTTAGTTTACCTAAAGATTTTCTATTAACGTTAGCATATAATTCAAATTTTGTATTAGAATTATGTCCTTTAAAAATAGTTTCACGTAAGTCTTTAACAAACCTTATTTGATTTTCTAAGTTATTAATTTGCTCACCAGAAGGACCTTTGGTAAATTCTACAACATTCATTGTATTACCATCAGGATATCTAGCAGTTAACCAAGACATAGTAGGAAGATGACCTAATAATACTTTTTCTCCATTAACAATTGTTTCTATTTTTATAGGAAACTCATCTTTTACATTATCATGCACTTTGTTATCAACTGTAAAAAAATTACTTCTTTTACGAGTTTTTGTATCAGTTGGATCTAAAACATTTTCTTCTTCAAAATCATCAACATCATAATTAGCTGATATTATTAATTTAGTTCCAATGTTTATTGCTTTAGTTCCTAATACTAATGGATAATTTGGAGATGCTGTTGTTCTTTTTCTATCAACTCTATTAGCACTAACAACAGTCATTTCATATTCATCACTACGATTGTTTACTTTTATACCACTTACCACCTTATCACTTCCTCCAAATATGATACCTCTTGTTTGATCAAAAGCATCAATTATTTTTTGAAGAATTGTATTTATAACACTGTTACGTGTATCCTGTACATTTTGTATTTCTCCATTTTCAAACTCATCTGGATCATTTTGATTAGTTGGTGCAGGAGCAGGTGTCACTTTACTTTTGATATTTCTACCTTTAAAAATATCAATCATTTGAAGAACCTCATTATGTAAATAAGGTTCACCAGCAATTATTATATTTGAGTCTGTTATAAGCTCTACTAACTTATCATCAATAAGATCTCCTTTATGAATAACATAAGGACCTAATTTAATACTATCTAAAAAGGTTGTACCAAAAAAATCATTAGGTAATTCTTCTCCACCTTCTTCATCATCCACAAAATCTTCAGGTAATTCAGCCGGTTCAGTAGTATCTTTTTTAGTGTTTAAAGATTCTTTTTTATCATACTTATCGTTATATGTTTTGATATAAGGATTAGCATCTTCGCTAGTCTTCCACTCTTCAAATGGTTTAGAAATATTATTTTTTGACTTTTCTAAATCATATAGATTTTTTAGATAGTCATCTAATTTAGGAATAGCATTTCCTAAAAAATCAAAATCTTGAGGCTCAACATCAAATTCACTTGTATCTACAAGATCCTCAAAATTCTCTGAACCTTGTTGTGGTTCTTCATCTATATCAGTAATATCTCTATCAGAGTTATCTGTCTCTATTTTATTATTAATAACCTGGGTAATTGTTTCATCAAAATTGGCTAAGAAGTTTTTCTTACCATTTTTAAAATCAGCAAAACTTGCCCATTCTTTACCTAGTTTCTTTACAGTATTTTCTAAAGAACCTAGATAATACATTCTCTTTACAAGAGGAGTTAAGAGTGTAGGATCATTACGTTCATTTTTTTCATACTGATAAAATCCTTTACTATCTTGTTTTAAATCTTTTACACTTAACTCATTGGTTTTCAATAAGTTATCATACTCTTCTTGAAGTTCTTGTCTATTCTTTTCAGCTACAGCTAATGATGTTTTTTTACTAGACTTATTGGTTTTTAAATCATCAATATACTTATCCATGTCTTGAATTCTCAATTTCAACATGTTAAGTTGATCTACAATACCATCACTCAAAGAACTATTTTCAGGAGTTAATATTTGATTTTTAACTTCATTTAACATCCTGTTTTCATCTACTCTTAGATTTCTATAGACAGCTTGTTGTGCAGCAAGTTCTGTAAGTTTTATTTTACGTGCTTGATCTTCTGGAGTACCATCATACAAAATATCATTATTGATTATTTTATTTTGTTTAATAATAGTGTCAGCAAGACTTCTATATCTATTTATTTGATCAGCAGAAGTTTCATCTGGTGCAAAACCAAACTTAGCAAGTTCTTCAGGAGTTGCAGTTGATAAAGCATCTAATTTTGTTTTTAACTTATCCTCTTGTCCAATTTGAATATGAGCAATAACAAAATCAGCAAATGCGTTATCTCTTAATAAATTACGTATAGATAAGTTTTCTTGTTTATCTGAAGCAACCATGATTCCACTATTCATCGAAACAGATGAAATAATAGAATCTAATTTCTTTTGATCTATAACGGGTTTATTATTACTATCAAATACTATTTTTTCCTTTTTAACTTCTTCACCATTTTCATCTTTACTTACAATAGTTTCAGTTAAATAAGGATTACCAAATTTCAACCAGCTTTGTTGAGCTTGGTTGTACATTGTAATAGCCTGTTCTGTAGTTAACTTATCTCTTTTAGATTGTATTCTATTTGCAATTGCAGTTTGACCACCACCAAGAATAGCACCAAGTCCTATACTTTTTTCAGCTTCAATATTAGGTTTGTCACCTAATCCAAATACATCTCTTGTTTGCTGATATGTTTTTTTAGCAACATTAGCATAGTTATTTAAATCAAGTACATCAGCTATTTTACCAGCAGCACCAAGTTCTTCATGATATTTTTGTATTGCAAGCTGTCCATTTTCTTCTACAAAACCTTCTCTAAAAGTACCTGATATAACATCTTTTGCAATAGTTGCATATTTATTACTAAGTATTTTACCCAACTTTGAACTAGCTTCTTTCACTGCAGCTTCTTCACCAAATCTAGTCATTGATGCTATATTACCAATTGCACCATCTGCCTTACCTAATATTTTATTTACAAGTGGTAATTCAAATAAGTTAGTAGCACCCAATAAAACAGCATTCATTAAGAATGTATCTTTTGTGTTACTACCTATAATTTTCTTTTTCTCTTCTTCAGTATAATTAGAATCTTTTAAAGACTCTGTTAAAACATCTTTTACACCCTTTGCTTCAAACATAGATTCAGATGAAGTAGCTAACGCCCACGCATTAAACTTATCTATAGTTTTAGCATATTTTGCTGCATTTTGAAAATAGTTTGCTACTGATTCTGCACCCTCTATACTAGCTCCTAAAGTTTCAGCACCAACTCTACCAAGTCTAGAAAGACCAGTAATAGCTCCTTTAGCTAATCCTAATTTACTTAATGCCATACCAGGTATCCATGCAGATGCCATAAATGCTGCACCATCTACAAAATCTTCTGCCCAAAAGTTTGCATCACCTAAACTTTTAAAAAATCCCTGATCTCTATCTTCAGCTTCTTGAAAAGTAGGTAACCAATTGTTCTTTATAGAGTTTTCCCATGTATCAAAAAATCCAGATATACTATTATCTGCTACAGCAGAAAAATATCCATTTTCATCAACCCAATTAACAGGATTAACTAATGCTCCTAAAAATCCAACACCACTACCCACTTTAGTTGCTACAAGTGTAGGTAATTTTAATAATCCAATTCCTAATTTATTAATTCCACTTTGTCTTTGTGCATAGAAATCTTCATTATCTAATATAGGACTAAAACCAAACTTAGCATCTAAAAATCTACCTTCCGTATTTTCCCCTGGAATAGTTCTATACTCTTTAAATAATTCAGGTCTTCTAAATGATTCTGACTTTGAAAGTTTGTTTTCAAAAAATTGTTGAGCATCTAAGAAACTAGAACTAGTAACAGGAGGAGGTACTGTATTAGTTTTTTGAGGCGTACCACCACCTCCAACATTACCATCAGTAGTGGGTGCAGGTATACCACCTGTATCAGGAGTTTGATTATTTTCAACATCAATATTCTCTACAGTACCAAGATTATTATCTACAGTATTAAAATTTTCAAGCATAAGATTATTTTAAACTTCCTTCAACAAGTTGTATTGTGTGCATTGGATTACTACGCATTTCACTTATTAATGTAACAAGTTGTAGTGGATCTTTAATCGGTGTATTTACACCAGCAATTGGCATATCTCCATTATCAGCATATAAATAATAATCGTAATCTAACACTTTAGTTCCATCAACACCAGGTACTTCTCTAGCTATACGTTTCCATTGGAAATTATAATTAAGACCAGGCATTGTAAAAGGTGGACTTGTTAAAGTATAAACACCTGATTGTTCTTTTCTACCTGCAGCGGGGGTAGCAGCACTACTATAAAGTGATCTTTCAAAAGGAGTTAAACCTTGTAATACATTAGTACCTTGCATATCTACAGAAAACATTCCACTTTCTTCATTATACTTAATGTTCTTAAGACCAGGAAATTCTTTCATGAATTCATCAGCAGAAAGTTTCTTGTCTTTAAGACTAAACATCATATCACCTGTAAGTCTATTAACACCTCTAAGAATTACATCTTTTCCTGTAATAGCTTCTACAGCACCTTTCTTAGCTTTATAAAATTCTGAATTAGGATCTAGTATAGATAACGTAGCATTATTTATCATACTATTTTCATAGACATCTGTTCTTATTTTATTAACCTTTTGTCCTAAATTAGAACTATTTATATCAATCATAGACTGAATAACAGAACTTAAAACTTTATTTTGAGGATCTCTAAGATCAATTGTTTTACCTTTAATAGTAATGGATTTATTAAAAAAAGGAGACATCCCTGGAAGAGTTAATAAATTAGCTCCAACATCAATTTTAACTGCACCTGTTTTCCATGCATTATACAATTCAGCAATACTCATATTAAATCTTTGACCATTACCTAAATTAAAATTAATTCCATTTCTAGAAATATTATTTAGGTTTTGATTTAAAGCTTGAAGATCTGTACCTGCTTGTTTACCAACTTCACTTTCTAATTGTTTTTTAATAATAGAAACATTCTGTCTAGTAAATGCGTGAGGTTGTACTCCCTGTGTCCAGTTTTGAAAAGCTTGAAAATCAGATATGTTTTTAGAATCTAAAAGTTGACCATTATCTCTATACTTATATCCTGTTAATTTACCTGTTTTATCTATAACAGGAACTATATTAGTTGATAGATCACTATATTTTTTAATAAAAGTTTTTACAGCTTCTGGGTCTCCAGGTAATCCTAATGAAATCAAGTGTCCAGATAATCTAGTATTTTCACTTTCAATACCCATTTGAGCTTGTAAATCATCATTATCTAAACCTGCTACACCATAACCTGAAACCTCAGATTGTTTCATCACCATATAATCACCAGTATAAGCATCTTTAGCTTCTTTACCACTTTTCTTGGATTCTTTTTCTGAATCTAATAAAGCTTTTTGTAGCTCAAACATTTGTTGTTTTCTTTGTCTTTCATCTAATTTTTGTTGTGTATATATGGTAGTCCATATACTATTAGGTGCAACAGTAGTTTCTACATCTTTACGTTGAGCAGATTTACCAAATTCATCTAGTTTCTCATTTAAATATAGATTACCTGCAATTCTATCTTTTGATGCTTTAAGTTTTACAGGATCCATAGTTAATAAACTATTTAGATCTTCTGAATGTTCTAACTTTTTTGTTTGATAGTATTCTATATTAGCTTTTATAGTATCTTTTTCCTGCTTGGTTTTAGCTAGTTTATCATATGCTTCTAGTCTTTTGATTTCATCATCTATAGACTTGACAGTAGAATTATATTTAGATTGATAAACTGATTTTAAACTTTCAGGAGAGTTACCATATTTCACTACACCTTCAATTTCAATCTGTTTTTTATCTTGCTCATCTAAATAAGAATCAAGAAACTTTCTAAATTCTGCAGAATCTACACTAGTAGTTTTTCTATTGTAAATATAAGCTCCATCAATTATAGGTTCTGTATTTACAGTGGGCTTAAATTTTTCATAAGCTTCTAAAAATTTCTTACTATAATCTTTATATGGAGTGTAGTATCTACGATTACCATAGTATGACTGCCAGGAATTAGGATTATCTCTTGCAAATTCTTCTTTTTGCATCATAAGATATCTAACATTATAGTCACTATATTCTTTACCACCGTCTTTATTTCTGTAATTGTTAGCAATATCTATTTGTTGATTAAAGTGATCAGCTAACGCCATATCACCTAATACATTAGTATTATTTACAAATGGTTGAAATACATCTAAAGCAGCTTTTACATTTTGAGAACGGGAAAGATCTAGTGCTGATACGTCTTTTAAATTAGTTTTTACTTGAGAAATAAATTGATCCCGTGTTTTTGCATTCTCAGGATTAATAACTTCTCTACTTATATACTTATATTTATTAGATATATCAGATAACCCTTGTTGATACATGGCTTGTCTACGCTTGAGCATAGTATCCATATATCCAAAGTCTGGAGTGTATAGTGACGGATCTGGAAAAACGTCTGTTACATTTGGTATAAAACTTGCCATAATCTACATTAATAATATACAAAAAAATCTATCAAGTTTAGAATTAAACTTTAAAAGTTTAGTAAGGATATCCCTCTTCGTCATCATCAGTTTCCATATTATACCTAAAACTTGCTGGCATAGAATTCGTATTTTTAACGCCACCCAATATTATTTTAGATGCTGTATCGTGTATTTTATCTTGAGGAACTTTCATTTTGGAAAGATAATTAACTAATAATGGATATTGATCCCAAGTATAACCATTAGTTCCATAGTTATTTTTATTAACTATAGATTCTCTAGAAACACCAGGCATAAATTTCACATTACCAGTAGAAGGCATAACATTATAAAGAGGATTAGTTGCGTTCATCATAGCCAACTTCATACGATTATTCCAAGCATTTGCAAAAGATTTACTATTGTCTGCAATATACTTTCTCATACTATTATCGTATTGTTGATTAGCAATCACATTACCCTTCCATCTTTCTATAGCATTATTAGTGTTAATTAAGTTATATTGATCAGCACGTTGTTGTTCTTGTGCACCAAAAGTATTAGCAGTAGCAACATTACGTGCATCTACATTTGCAATATCTTGACCCAAACCTTCTGCGTTTTGACCTGCTAAAAATGCTAAGTTAGAAGCTAATCCAGTACTAGGTTGATAAGTACCTAATGTATTTGCTGAAGTGTTGTATTGTGATTGACGTGCAGCAGCTTTACCTCTCCAATCTTCAAATACTACATTACCTGGAGTATAAGTGGGATTAGGTATATAAGGTAAGAACTTCCTAGGTGCTACCGCAGCAGTTGCAGCCATATTAAATACATCTGGTTGTAAATAACCAAATGGTATATCAGGAACACTAGGAGGATTAAATGGATTAGGAGGTGTATAATTGTTCTCTGTTTTACCAGGAGGAATCTCTTTTTGAGGAGTTGTTTGACAATTAACTTCTGCCATATCCTTACTAAAGAATACACTACCATTATCATATCCTGCTGCTTGTTGTTCTGTTATTTCTACAGGACCATTGGCACCACAAATCCAATATTGATTAGTAGGATCTTTTGGTCTTTCACCTAACATTTGTGCAGTTCTCCTACCCATATAACCATTAGCAAAATTATCTACATCTTGTTTATTAGATGCAGCAGTAGGACCATATCCTTTCCACATTTGAGTAACTGCATCAGGATTTGATTTATTAATAGTATTATAAGAGAATCTTTGTAGATCTTCAATACTATTGATTGGTTGTCCTGTTTGTTTTGCCATATCCATCCAGTAGTTAATATCACCATAGATATTTTCATCATTACTAGGATCATAAGTAGTTGGTACATTAGTAGTACGACTTATACCTCCAGCTTTAGTTTTAGATTTTAACCACGGTTGTAACCAAGGATATTTCTTTTGTAGCTCTTGCATTTTAGGACTTATTGTACTAGAACCAACAGCTCCTTGATATTCTTTAAGATTACCACCATATGCATACTGTTCTTCTTCTTGTTCAGTATACTCATCTGTATTTAATTCTGGATTTTCTTCTCCCATTTGTTGTTGCATAATAGCTTGTTCTACCATTGCAGCTTGTTCTGGTATTACTTTTTTAGCTACTTCAGGAACACCACCTGGGAAGTCTTTCATACTTTCTTGTACAATAGCAAGTTGACCCAACTTCTTCTCATAGTTTTTCACCATCAACTGTGCTGTGGTTTTACTAATAGGATCAGCATATGGGTCTTCTATAATTGATTTGTACTTATTTATATTATATTGTTTAGCAAGTTCTGCAGGTGTAGTACCACCATTACTATAGGATTTTTTACCAAAGTGAGCTAAGACCTCTGGATCTTTAATCTTCATCTTTTTAGTATCACTATATATAAAACTACCTTCTGGAACATTCAATGGTGTACCCCCATCAACATGACGTTTACCACCAATTTTCAAATGTTCTAATCCACCATCTGCATCTATATCACCATAAACAGTTTCACCTGCTTCTGCTTCTATATTAGCTTCTTCTCTAGGTACTTCTTGTATAGTATTTTTTACTATCTCACTTTTAGTTTTAGGCATCTCATAAAATATCTTACGTTGACCAAGATCTAATCCATAACCAGATTGACCTCCATAAGCCATTTCTTGTGGACCACCTGAAATCCTAATTCTTATTTTTTTCATATCTTCTTCGTTTGTATTTTCTCCACCATATTCAGCGTACATACCTTTACTCTTAAAACCTAACTCATTAGGTCTAAACATACCATTGTTGACATCATAGTCTCCTCTGTATGTAGGACCAGTATTTGCAGGATTCATATTTTGATCTCTAAAATACTTATTCCAGTCTTTTTGAGTTTGTTTATTATTATACATATCAACAGCAGCACTACCTAAACTAAGACCCAATTTAGTAAATCCAGCTACATTATTAATTGTCTGTTCAGCTTTTGGTCCAAACAAAGGATTCTTATAATCAGTACCATATTTATTATTATAATAATCCATATAGTTTTTCCTTTGCTTTCTATTACCATTTTTATATGCTAATTCAAAAGCAGCATTATCTTCTCTAAAATCTTTTTGAGGATCAAATTCTTCACTCTTAAAAGATCTAGGATAATCACTAGGATTAGCAAATGGGTCATTAGTCATATAACTCATATTCCCTACAGTGATATCTCCTAGACTATCTTGTTGTGGAACAGTTGCTCTTTTAGGTGTAGACACTTCATTAAAATTAGTCCAGTTATAATTAGATGGACTATTAGCTTTTAATTCAGGAACACAGTTTCCACTAGGATCTTTTATATATCCATTGGGACACTCACCACCAAATTGAGCTTTAGGTAATTTACCTATGATACGTATACGCATAATTAAAGTATTTCTACATTATAACCTTGTGAACGAAGCATTTCTAATTCTTCTGGAGTTACATCCATTACTTGACCACCTTTATCAAAACCTCTTAATATTTGTTCAGCAGCACCACTACCTAATAACTTCCTATTATTTTTTGCCATTCTCATTGCTTCCATTAAACCATATTTCTTAATCCACGGTAAAAGTGTTTTATTATTAGCCATTGTTTGTTTTATAGCACCAGCTCCTTTTACTCCTAAAAATTGTAAAGGTGCAGTAGCAGCATCCATTGCAATATCATTTTCAAGATCACTAAATCTTTGACGATTATAAGTACCCATAGGATTAGTATACTGATCACCTATTCTTGTACCCCATGCATTAAGATTACCATTATTTTTTTCTCTTTCTATTTGAGATAGCATATAAGCATCATCATATTCAGAATCATCAGGTGCTACATAACCAGGATTATTCATAAAAGGAAGAGCTTGAGAATAATAACTTTGTCTATTAACTAAAGGAACAAATCCAGGATTTTGATTCAAATACGCTTGTTGTGCCATTTGAAAAAACATTGCTGGATCTACTTGATCTGATACAACACCAGGATAGGGAGTTTGTACAACTTCTTCTGCTATTTGTTTAGCTATTTGAGCTTTAGTAGGTTTTTTAGCAGTTTCTGATTTACTACCTACTGATTTAGATTGTACCTTAGAAGCAACTAACGCAATTTCAGGTTGTTGTTGTATTGCTTGCATAAGATATTGATTTTCATTAGCTTTACCCGTATAACCCCTCATACCAATAGCTTGTGCCATTTTTTTACGAGCTGATAAACTAGAAGGTAAACCTGCTTGATTTAACATATCAACTATACTTACACCTGTATAACCAAGTTTATTATAATTATAATCTTGATCTTCTAACATAACAGGACCATATGTACTAGGATAAACATCTCCTTGGAATTGTGGATGGTAATAACCTCCACCGTTTTCAAACCACACACCATTTTGGTATGTAGAACCGCCATTTTTCATTGTATTATAATTTTGATTGTAAATTTCTCCTCCATCTTCATGCTGCCATTTAGCAGCATTACGAGCAAAATTTGCTCTTTTAACTTGTGTACTACTATAATCTTCTTTGTTTGCTAATACATGAGAAGCAAATTCTTGTACACTCATACCTGCTCTATTAGCTGATTCTGTAAATTTACCTTTATTTGCAGGGTTTATCTTAATACCATTATACGACATATTTTTTATTTTTTAAGTTTTTTATAATTAAAAGTTTGTCCACCATATTTTCTATTTTCAGTTATAAGAACTCTTGTTTTAGGATTCTTAGAACCATACACTACAGCAGCTTCTAATTCAGGAGCTGTTTCAAATCCACTATTATCATATTCTAAACCTAAATCTCTTTTAGCTTTTTGTAATACTTTATATGGATAAGATCCTGGATCCATTCTTAATTCGTTCTTTTCTGTATTATAAAACAAATTACCATTAGTTACTTGTTTTCCTGGAAGCCAGTTTAACCAAGTAACAGGATTAAGTGATGTACGAGCTTCTTTTCTACGCATTTCTTCTGTGCTATTTATTGCTCTTTGTGGTGTATTATAATAATATAGTGCTCTAAAATAAGGATCAATGTTTGAATCATTTAGTTCAGGATGTACACCTTTTGCAACTTTTTGATCCATTATTCTTTTACTGTTTTTTAATATAGCAACTGCTGCCATATATGCTTTACGTGTATCTTTTAAATCACTTTTTTTGTTAATACCTAATACTTGCTTTTCTTCATCAGTTAAACTATTTAATTTAATCTGAAACATTCCAAGACTTCCATTAGGTTTTAAAAATGCCACTTGTTCTTTTATATTGTTATAAAAACTTTTTGGATCATCAAAATTACTTTCTTGTCCAGCCATACCATATACTACAGGTTTTATTCTATCTAATTCTTGTTGTGTTAATCCAAGTTTATACTTTAAATCATAATCAAGTTCTTTATCTTGAAACAATCCAAGTAGATCTTTTTTAGTTTGTAGTCTAACTTTAGCACCAGCAAAGTTAGCTGCAACAGGATAATCACTATTTATTAAATCATCTTCAGGTGTTGTTTTTAAATAAAACTTAGCACTACTGGTTGTGTTTGCTTTACGTTGTGCAATATCTTCTGGTTTTTCAACTATTTTATTTACTGATTGAACACCATCATCACCTACTAATTGAGATCTATAAACAACTCCTACTCTATAACGACCATGTCCAAGATCTCTAACAGTACCTTTTTCATCAAGAGGTTCATCAAACCACCTACCTCTATTAGCTCCTTTTCCATATCCATGACGTATAGTGGGTGTACCAGTTTGGTCAAATCCAGAAACTGTACCCCAATGTTCTACATGATTATTATTTTTTCTTGTTAAAAAAGATGGGGCATCATATTTAAATACATCTGTTCCTCCTGTAGTTAAACCCACCTGATCTCCTATTTTTAAATCTTTATATTTTTCAACAGGAAAAGGTACATAATTAACATCTACACTTTTTCCATTATAAGGATCCCAAATAGGAATCATACCCTCGTTACGCATCATAGCAGTTCTATAAGCAGCATTACCAGGTATTAAATTAATTCTAGGAATACCTAATTTTTCAGCAGCATAATCTACAGCTTGTTCTGCACATTGTACACCTTGAGGACAATTTGGTTTATATACAGATCCTTGAGTTGGTCTATAATTAAAATTTATTCTTTGTAAATTTAAATCTTTAATAGGTGTAATGTATGATCCAATTGTTTTCTTTTTTACAATTGTATTTGGATTTACTTCTAATCCCATTTGAGCTTTATTTATTTTAAAACCATAAGGAATATTTCCTCCTAATTGTTTTTTTATAACTGTTAAATTTGGATAATATATAGTTCTTCCCTCTACTTTTGCATAAGGAATTTTACTACCTACAGATCTGTTTTGATTGATTTGATCTATAATAGTATTAAACTCTCTTATTATATTTTTTTCTGTAATACCTGCTTGTGTAGGGAAACCTAAACTATTCAAATTTTTAAAGCCATGAAAATTTAAATCTACTAAATTATCTTTCATGGCTTTTTGTATCAACTTTAAAGATATAGGATAACTATCAGAAGATAATGAAGTAGCAGGAATAAATGATTGACCTTTAGGAGCTTGTTTAACTGTTCTTAATGCATTTAAAATTTCCTTTGCAGGATTATTATTTTGATCTTTTACTAAATAATGAATTAGTTCTTCATCATATTTTAAAGGAACTTCTTGTTGAAAAATTCCAAAACGAGAATTTAATTTAGAAGCTAAAGAATTATTTACTACATCTTTAGGAAGATAGGGTTTATTTTGATTTACTCTTTGAATAAAAGATGATAATTGACTAGGATTATTTTGAAATAAAAAAGGATTTTGTGTTACATTTTGTACACTATTAATATGAAAATTTAAAGCTTTTGTTGCTAGAGCATTACTTTGAATTAATTCATTATACCTATCAATTAAATTTTGTTTACTGTATCGAGTTAAACTTTTAAGAGTTTCGTCATCTATAGAACTTGAACTTTTCAAAACACTTGTAAGAAGTTCAGGTGAATCATATATATTTCCACTTTGAGTTACACTTCCTATATAACGAACAGTGTTTAAAAAATCTTCTTCCTTTTTTGTTAACAATTTGCTAGGATTACCAGAAGATTTAAGACCCAATTTATAAATTAAATTATTTTTTAACTCACTTAATTGAGCTGGAGTACCTATGTATTTTTGAGGAAATTCTTTTAATGCATTTTTAGTTTTATATAATAAATCCTGTAATGCTGGATTTTGAAAAAAACCATTATTTGGCGTACTAAATTGTTGAAAATCATTCAATTTTTTATAACCCCAAAGCCAATCTTTTTTGTATAAATTTGCATTATCACTTATAAAACTATGATCAGTTAATATTCCTGATAAAGATCCTTGAGGTACATAATGAGGTATCTCACCAGGTGTATTAATACTAGGTATTAAATTATATCTATTATATGGAGTAGTTAACTTAATTTGTTCAAATAAATACTCAGGTCTACCTTCTATATTTTTAAAATCATAAAATTTAGGAGTTGGAATTGCACTATAATTTCCATTTAAATAGTCATCAACAGCATTATCATTTTCAAAAACACGTTGCCACCCTGATGCAAATTTTCTTTGTTGCTCAGTTAACCCTTTGTAAGCAGCACCTTTAGGTCTAAATTTAAATGGATTAAGTTTATAAGTATGTGATAAAGTACCATTTTTTAAAGAATTATTTATTTCTGTAGGAATATTATTTATTCCTCTAGAAATATTAGACCCTATCTGACGAGCATCTTGTGCTAAATATTGTAATCCAGGACTTACTGTTTTAAGTTCTGATAAAAAAGGTGCTATAGAAGCAGCATCAAAAGCTGCTTGTGTATAATTACCTTGAACTAAATCATCACCTGTATTACTAAAATCATGTAACCATCTAAAAGGATTAACTACAGCAAGAGCATGGTCAAATGGATTTATATCTCCTCTTTCAAAGTTTTGTGGTACATCTTGACCATGCATTTTATATTTTAATGCAGTCATTGGGTATGCGTTTTCTACCCAAGCTTGTGCTAATGCAGAACGTGGTTTTTGAGCAGGTCTTATAGTAGCTGGTATTTCTCTACTTTTTTGTTCAGCATATCTTTCTACATCTGTTGTAGGTATTTTAAATGTACCTGGAGCTGGTGCTACAAATTGAGGAACAAGTCTAGTATCATTTGGAGAAAACTTTTCTCCACCATTTTGCATAGAACCTTTAATCTTACGCTCTTGTTCTAACATTTCTTTCGTAGGTTCTTTACCACTACCACGATTAGCACGAATGTTATCCCAAAGTCCTCTACGAGAATATGATCCATCAGCTCTACGGATCATCTCACCACCATTCTTATAATTTTTAGAATTTTCTAATGCAGAATAAGTATCATATCCCGTCTCTAAAATATTTCCTAATGTTTTATAAGTGCTTTTTGGTATAAAAGGTAATAACGCTGAAGCTGTATTAACAGTACCTTCTATTGGTCGTTTGTTTTTAAAAGCGTCATATACTTGATATGCATCTATACCCAGACCAGCAATTTCTGCGGCAATTCCTATAGGACCAGGTATAAACTGAGCATAGTCCGTTAAAGCATCAAGAGCATCTAGGTTTACATCTGTGTAGCCAGGTAAATTTTTATTAAGTTTCTTTTTAGAGAGACCTAAATTACTTGCATTAGCTTGACTACCATTTGGTAAAAAGAAAGGAGCTGCTGTATTATCCCTTGCAGCTTGTGGTGGTACAAACTTAGTTTTACCTATAACAGTAGCTTGTGGAAGT